CCATGGGCCCTCTTCGCGGACAACCCTCGGTCCGAGATTGAGGGCGGTAAATGGCTGATTCCGCGAAAAACGGCACTGGCTTCGCGCAGGAGCGCGCGAACGAACCCCGACCCGGATCCGCCACGCTCGGCACCTACGCGAGCGCAGAACGCAAGCCAGAACGTTTGGCGCCGTGTGACAACCTGTCGCGGTCGCTCCCGCCGCCGGTACCGGGAACTCGCCGCGGGGCGAGTACTACTTCGTGGCCTGCGTCAACTCGTCGCACGCGGTCGCCGCCGGATCGTCGTTGTGCGATCTCGCGCTCGCGTTCTACGACTGTCGGCCATGTCGCTTGCGCTCGCGCTGGATCCAGGTCTCGGGACGTTCGGCGCGGCGATCGTGAACGGCGCCGGCGACGTGATCGACATCGACGCGATCGGCACCGCGCCGGGCGAAGTCGTGCGCGAGAACAATCGCGCGAAGAAAGCCGCGCGCGCCGCGGGTCGGAAGAGCGCCCCTCGCCGGACGCGACCCGGAAACTCGACGACGGATCAGCTCACCGATCGCGATCGCCGCGTGCGTGAGCTCCTCGACGGTCTCGACAACTTCGTCGAGGACACGTTGATGGATCTCGAGCGCGGGCTCGTCGGTCACGGCCGTCGCGTGCGCGTGATCATCGCCGAGGCGGGACGCGCGCAGGGCAAGGCCGTCGGCAACGATGCGATCATCTCGCTCGCGACGGGCTCGACGATCGTGAGCACGCTCGGGTGGCGCCTCGGCGTGCCCGTCGTGTGGGCGACGCAACTCGAGTGGCGCCGCACGCTCTTGCCCCGTCCGAAGAGCGGACGCCTCGGGCAGTGGGAGCAATCCGAGATCGAGGCCGGGCTCGGCGCCGTCCTCGTCGAGACCACGAAGTCGAAGCTCCGGGCTCGGGGCAAGTCGATCACCCTGCGCGATCACGCGCTCGACGCCGCCGGCATGGGCCGCTGGGGCGTCGGTTACAGCGGCGCCGTACGTGCCGCGCTCGGCCTGGGGGAACTATGAAACTACGAGTCACCGTCAAGACCGTCGAGGATCACGAGCACACGCTTCGCGTGAAGGGCGAGGGCGTCTTCGGATCCGAAGATGGAATGTCCTCGATCGCCTTCGTCGTGAAAAAGACCGAAGGCATGGGCGCGACCTACTACGTGGGGCGCGAGCTCGACGTGGAGATCAAGCCGCTATGAGCAAGCTCGTCGCGTACCTCGCGCATCCCGTCGGCCACGGCGAGGACCGCCAACAGAACATCGCGAACGTGAAGCTCTGGCTTCGCGCGCTCGTGTCGGCGACGTCGTGGGCCATCTGCATTCCGTGGCTCCCCTACGTCGAAGCGTACGGCGACGAGGAAGAGCTGGAGTATCGCGATCGCGGCATCGCCGACGACCTCGCGGCCCTCGAGCGCTGCGACCTGATCGTGCTCGTCGGCGGCGATCGCGCGCAGACCTCGCAGGGCATGAAGGCGGAAGCCGCTCACGCGCGCAAGCTCGGCATGCCCGTCGTCGACCTCACGACGCTCGGCCGCCTTCCAAAGCACACGACGATCGCGGATCTCGCCACCCTGGCGAAACTCCGCAGCGAGAACGCGCTCGCGGCCGCTCCTCGCCGCATCGTCGAGACCGTCAACCGCCAGGAGCTTCGAGACCTGCACGCGGCCCGCTCGGCCGTGCGCACGTGCGGCGACTGGCCGATGGCCGTTCTCGATCGAATCATCGCCGCCGCCGAGGCGCGCCCGTGAGCAAGCTCCTGACGAAGCTCCCGCGCGTCGATCGCTACGAAGTCTTCCGCATGAAGGCGAACGCGCGGGGCTGGTACTGGCGACTCCGCTCGGCGAACGGCGAACTCGTCGCCGGCCCGATCGATCCATTCCGCTCCTCGGGCAATGCCTCGCGCGCGTGCCGCACCGTCGCGCGCATCAACCGCGCCGGCTCCACGATCCGCGGGTCCCACGAAGACGGATCGCCGATGGGCTTCGTTCCGATCTTCGTCGAAGTCGCCTCCGACACGTGGATCGAGGTCTCGCCCGCATGAAAGACAACCACCCCGAGGTCGGGCGCGGCGAGAGCATCATCGCGCTCATCATCATCATCGGCATCCTCACGCCCGTCGCGATCGCGCTCTGGCGGTACGCGCTCCGATGATCGACGCCATCGTAAAGAAGGCCGTCGAGGAAGCCCTCCGCTTCGTGCGCGTCGGCGCCGTGGAGCACTTCGAGATCAACACGCACGCGCTCGTCTTCGTGCGGCTCCTCGATGATCGCTTCCTCGTCGCCTGCACCACGTGCCGCGCGCTACTCGACGACGAAACCGCGCGCCCCTTCATGGTCGCGCACGAGCACACGAAGCTCGAGGAGGGCCACCGATGACCGAACGCGACACGCTCGCCATCATGACCGCGATCGTCTACACGCACGAACGTCGCCGCATCGACGATCAGGACGAGGCCGTCGTGCGCTCCGTCGACATCGCCGGCGATCTCCTCGACGCAGTGAACGCGCGGATCCGCACCGTTCGCCCGCCCGTTCCGACGACGGGACCGACGCCGCGGCCCGAGCCGACTCGCATTCCGGGCCCCGGGATCAAGCGCGGATGAAGATCGCCGGCATTCACATCGACTGCACCGCGTGCGACGGCATCGGCATCTTCGCCGGCGCCGACTACGACGAGATGCGGTGTCGACAGTGCGACGGCCTCGGCTACGTGTACGCGGCGGGCGGTCCGCTCTTCGGCTGCACGATGACGCTCGGCTCGCGCAACATCGGCGAGACCGTGGAGCTCGCGCACGGAATGCGAGCGCGGATCGCGTGGCACGAACCGCGGCCCGCCAAAAACGTCGAGCCCGAGACCACGTTCGTGCAGCCGCTCGACGACTTCGCGGATCCGAAGGAGCGCCTCCCATATCCGTCGGCCGTCGGCATCCGCACCGTCGATAGCAACATCGTCACGAGCGCGCGCCGCGAAGTCGACGACGGGCAGGGCGGCAAACACGAAGACATCGCCGACCCGCTCCTGCGCGGCGCTCGGCTGAAGGAGCTTGTCTGATGGGAATCGTACGCAAGGCCGCCGGCATCGGCGTCGCCGTCCTGAAGCTCGCCGCCGCTCGTCTGCGCGCGCGTCGATGCGGTCAGCAACTCAGCTACATCATCACCGCGACGGGCGAGCGGAAGGCCCTGCCGTCGATCCAGTGCGACCGATGGAAGGGGCACCGCGGCGGACACGCGCACGTGCTTCGCGAAACCGGGAAGGTGATCACGTGGTAGGTCGGCCGTCGAAGGCGCAGCTCGCCGGCGGGCTCGCGCTCGTCGCCGTCGGCATCGCGGTCGCGCTCCTGGCGGTCGGCGCCGTGCTCACTCGCATCGACCACGCGAACGCGAACGCGCGCGCGGCCCGAGCCGAGGCGAAGCATCTACGCGAGGAGCTTCACAACGCGCGCGTGGAACTCCGCGCCGCGATCACGCTCATCGACCCGCGCGAGCGCGAGCAAAACGATCGGCTCGCCGACCTGGAAGCCGCGCAGGAAAACGTCTGCATGACCATGCAGATCATGATCAACGAAACCAACTGGCCGTCGCCTGCGCGTGTGCGCTTGCCGAGCGTGCCAGGATGCCCCGACTTCAAGATCCCCGAGGAGGAATAGAGACCATGGCGACGAAGAGCAAGAGCAACACGAAGGCGAAGAGCACCACGAAGAAAGGCCCGACGAAGGGCGACGACGGCCGCGGCCGCAAGATCGGCGAGCGCCTCGAGACCATCACCGAGCGGCTTACCCTCGGGCAGATCGAGGAGCAACGCGCGAAGGCGTGCGACCTCATGCGCGCGAAGGGCGAGCTGAAGGAAAAGCTGAAGAGCATCCAAGCCGACTACAAGGCGAAGATCGCCGAGGTCGACAGCAAGCTCACGAACGCGCTCGGCGCCGCGGCCGCCGGCAAGCGCGACGTCGAGGTCGCGATCGAAGAGTGGCTCACGCCGCGTAACCAGGTGCAGCGCTACCGCAAGGATACGGGCGAGCTGATCGGCGATCGCGTCGCGCGCCTCGACGAGCTTCAGGAATCCCTGCCGGGGATGGGAAAGAAGCCCGACGAAGAGGAAGGCGATGACGATGACGACGCGCCGACGGACGTCGCCGACAAGATCGCCGAGACCGCCGCCGCCGCGAAGGAAGCGGGCGACGACGACTTCGGCGAGGGCGGCGAGGGCGGCGAGAACTAGGATGGCTCGCCGCTACGCCGAACGCACGAACGTGCCCGTGCAGCGCTCGCGCGACGAGATCGAAAAGCTCCTCAAGCGCTCGGGCGCGAAGGGCTTCCTCTACGGCCACGACGACACCGGCGCCATGATCGGCTTCGAACTCGGCGGGTTTCGGATGCGCTTCATGCTGCCCTTCCCGTCGGCGAAGCGGATGACCTCCAACCAAGTCGACGCCGAGATCCGTCGGCGATGGCGCGCGCTCGTGCTGATCTTGAAGGCGAAGCTCGAGGCCGTCGCGTCGAACATCGTGCTCCTCGAGCGCGAGTTCCTGCCGTACATCGTGACGGGGCCCCGCGGCGAGACCGTCGGCGATCAGATTCTCGCCGAGCTTCCGAACGTGCTCGCGACAGGGAAGCTCCCCTCGCTACTCTTGCCGGTAAGCACATGAGTCACTCGCTCGCCTCTACGAAGTCCGTCTGCCCGCGGTGCCAGCGCACCGTGCACGTCGCCGTCATCGAAGGCGCTCGCGTCTTCCTCGACGTGGAGATCATGTCCGTCGTGCTCGTGGGCGAGCGACAGGCCCGCAAGCGCGCCGCTCGGCGATCGCACGCCGAGCTTTGCGACAGCTACCAACGCGCGGCCGCCGCGAAGAAAGCGCGCCGCACGTGATCGATCTGCGCCTCGGGCGATGGCAGGACGTGCTCGTCGACGGGCTCGACCCGATCGCCTGCGATGCGCTGATCGGCGATCTGCCGTACGGCGCGCGCGTGCATGACAGCGACCCGGGCGATCGCAACGATGGCTCGGACGCCGCCGGCCTCGCGCCCGAGTACGCAGCGATGACGCCTGAGCTCGTGCGCGACTACGTGCGATCGTGGTCGCCCGTCGTGCGCGGATGGTTCGCGATCATGACCTCGCACGACCTCGTGCCCGCGTGGGAGGCGGCCTTCGCCGAAGTCGATCGCCAGTGCTTCGCTCCGATCCCTTGCATCATGCCGGGGATGTCGTTTCGTAAGCAGGGCGACGGGCCTCGACAAGAAAGCGTCTCGCTCATCTGCGCGCGGCCGCGAGGTCGCAAATGGATCGGCTGGGGCTCGCCGCCCGGCTACTACATCACGAAGAAATCGCTCGAGGCCGGCGGCGGCCGCGGCAAGCCCATCGACATGATGAGCGCGATCGTGCGCGACTACTCGCGCAAGGGCGATCTCGTCGTCGACACACATGCCGGATGGGGCACGACCGCCGTCGCCGCGGAGTCACTCGGCCGCGACTTCATCGGCGCCGAAGTCGACGCCGCCGCCCACAAAGAAGCCCGCCGCCGCATCGCGCGCGGCATTCAGTCCGACCTCTTCGCCTGAAGGATCACACATGCCGTACATGCTTCCGCTTCCTCTGTCGGCCACGAACGCGCGCCGACTCGCCGACGACATCGAGAGCGCCGTCGCGCAGATCCGCCTCCGGATCAAGACGGAGTGCTATCCGCCAGGGCCCGACTACCTCGACAAGCGCCACGAGGCCGACGTCGATGCGCTCCTCGATCGCGAGGTCGGGCTCGTGCTCTCGCGCGTGCTCGTGCGCTACGGCTTCGACTTCGTGGCGCCGCACGGTCTCGACGTCGCCCTCACGCGCGCCGAGTCCGCGCACGACGCGGTCGAAGCCGAGCGACTCTCGCTCGCCGTGAAGGTCGCGACTCTCGAGGCCGCGGCCGCGCGCGATCGGATCGCACGCGATGCGCTCTCGCAGACCTTCGTCGCGCCGGCGACCGAGACCACTCACCGATACGAAGTCACAACGGGCGAAGTCGACACGCTCGGCTCTGTCGTCGTGCCGATCGCGCCGGCGCCGCCGCTTCCGATCCACGTCGCACCGCCGCCGGGCCCCGGTAGCAAGTTTGCTGACGACGATGACGACGATCGCCCCTACGACCTCGAGACCTTCCCGCGCCGTGGCTAGCCCGCCGTACACCAAGATCGAGTTCAAGACGCCCGAGCAAACGCCCGCCGTGAAGGCGTCGCTCGCGGAGTACAACGATCGGATGGCGGCGCTCTATCACCTCGGGCGCCGCTTCGAGCGTGCGAGCACGGAGGGCCTGCGCCGGTTCGCCGATATCCTGCACCTCCTCAGCGACGCGGACATCGACCGCGTGGCCCGCTATGCGAAGGGTCTCGCCGAGTGGCCCGAAGACGGATAGCCTCGACGGACGTGCCCGTGAAGTCGAAGCGGAAGACAGCGAAGCGCCGGAAGCACGCTCGCCGGATCACGGCGCACGCCGCGAAGGTCGCCGCGGCCGCGCTCGCGCGCGCGGATGGCGAGGAACTCGAGGACCCGGAAGCCGACGGTGACCCGGCCGACCCGCCGCCGCTGCCCGCGATCCCCGGCACCGACGGGCCCGCCGCTCCGCCGCCGGCGGCGCTCGTCGCCCTCGGAACTCCGCCCGACGATCCGCTTGCCGCGCAGTCATGGCTCCATCGCGCGATGGTTGTGAGCGCGCACGATGCGATGAACGATGGAACGATCAGCGCGAAGGAGCGGCGCCGTGAGCTCCGCACGATCTCAGCGGCCGCGGCGCGCCTCATGCCCGACGCGCGACGATGGGAAGCCGAGCAACTGATCCTCTCGAATCAGCGCGAGCTAGAGGCGAAGGCGAAGGCGAAGCGCGGCGCGAAGCTCGAGGCCGCACCGCCGCGAACGGCGCCGCCCGCGAACATCGAAGACCCGAACGCGGGCGACTTCGGCGGCGGTTCTGGTGACGGTTCGTAATCACGTCGATCAGGTCATCGAGAAAGTTCGGCGCGAGCACGCGACGGGCGAAGGCCGTTACGTGCCGATGCGGATCGACTTCGAGACGCTCGACGGCCGCATCCTGCTCTCCGAGGGCGGGCGATGGGATCGACGCGCGAACGAATTCGACGGCGACTCTGATCAGCGCGTGACCCTCCGCGTGCACCCGGGCCAGGTGAAAGCCGTCGAATGGTTCCGCGCGTGGATCGACGCGCATAAGGATCGCCGCGAGAATCCGCCGCCGCCGCCCGCCGACCTGGACAACTTCCTCCTCGACACGGCGCCGCATCACGCCTACTCGGCGATGTTCGCCGGCGGCCGCCGCGGCGGTAAGTCGTGGGTCGGCGTCGGCCTGGCGTGCACGTATGCCGTCGCGTTCCCGAACTCGATCGTGTGGCTCGTCGCGCCGGCGGCGACCGAAGAGAAGCTCGCCGAGCTGAAGCGCTACGTCGCCGGATGCCTCGCCGCGGAGTGGATCGAACGCGAGAGCGCGCACGGGTGGGAACTCTGCAACGGCTCCTCGATCATCCTGAAGGGCGCGCACGGCGAGGCCGGCGCCGAGGCCCTGAAGGAAGGCGAAGCGCACCTCATCGTCTTGAACGAAGGCCAGCGGATGAAGCAGCGCGCTTTCATCATCTCGCGTGGCGCCGTCGTCGATAAGTCCGGGCTCGTGCTCGTCTGCGCCAACCCGCCCGTCGAGGCGAAAGATGAAGTGTGGGTCTCCGACTTCGCGGCCGACGCTCGACTCGGCAAACGCGCGAGCGTGCTCGTGCACTTCAATCCGCTCCTCAATCCCTTCATCGATCGCACCGCGTTGCTATCGATGCGCGCCGAACTCGACGAGCGCACGTTCCAGATCGAGGTCCTCGGCATGTTCCTCGGGCCGAAGGATGCCGTGGCCTACAACTGGATCCGCTTCGAGAACGAAGCGACGGCGCCGCCGCTCATCGTCACGCGCCGGATGGGCTCCGTTACCGAGGAGCTTTTGCGTGAGCTCGGCGAGGGCGACGGCATCACGCACGTCGTCGGCCTCGACGTGCAGCGCTACCCGCACATCGGCGGGCCCGTCTATGAATTCTTCGACAGCCCGCATCCCGATCACACGGTCGCGTGGATCACCGATGAAGTCGTCCTCGAGGGCGGCGACGAGCTTGACTGGTGTGCGCTCCTCGGCGCGAAGGGCTACGACCCGGATACGACGCTGATCGTGTGCGACGCCTCGGGCCAGTATCAGCACAGCCGACGCCGCAAGCCCGACGACCCGCCGCCCGACTGGAAGGGCAAGGGCTCCTTCGACCTGATCCGCGGCGAGGGCTTCCGTCGCATCGTCCCGCCGTCGAAGTACACGAAGGCGAATCCCGAGATCGTCGACCGCGTGCGCGCGTTCACGTCGCTCATCGCATCGACCGCCGGCGTGCGGCGTCTGTACTCCGACGCCGACCGCGCGCCGAAGACGACGAAGGCGATCCGCGAGTGGAAGACCATCAACGGCAAGCCCGACCGCGTGAAGGAGCCCGCGCACCTCGGAGACGCCGCGAGCTACCCGATCGTTCGGCTCTTCCCTCGAATGCTCAGATCGGTCAAAACCGGCCACGTGGATCCCGTCGTTGCCAAGGTCGACATCCCGCCCGCTCCGGGCGAGGCGCCGCCTGCGTTGCGAGTCATGCCGCCTACGAGCGGCCCGGCGCGAGGGGCGCGCCGTGGGTCCCGCTTCCGGTACTAATGCCGAACGCTCCGCGCCTCGAGAAACTCGACAACATCATCCGGCTACCGACGAAGCCCGCGCGACGCGAGCCCGTGAAGCCGATCCGCAACATCGACACGTACAGCTCGCATCCGGGCGCCGGCATCGAGCCCGAGATGATCGTTTCGATCTTCCGACAGGCCGAGGCCGGATCTCCGGTCCGTCAGTACGATCTCTTCGAGGACCTGATCGAAGTCGACGGGCATCTTCGCGGCCTGAAGGAAGGCCGGATCCAGGCGAGCGCCGGCAAGGATTGGGTGCTTCGCTCGGGCCGACCCGGGCACGCGCCGAGTGATCGCGCGGCCGCGGATCTCGAGGAGCGCCTTCGCAATCGCCTCGACTTCCGCGAGTTCCTCGAGCATCACGGCACCGCGCCCTTCATGGGCATCGCGGCGAGCGCGCTGCACTGGAACGTCGATCGCGGAGTCGTCGCGCCCGAGCGCTTCATCAACGTCCCGCATCGTCGCTTCGCGTCGCCACGCGAGGAGCCGGGCCGCATCATGCTGATCACCGGCGACGTCGGCCGGATGGAACTCAGCGATCTCGATCCGGGTCTGTGGGCGGTCTCGCGCTACCCGCATCGGAACCCATGGGCCGCCGGCCTCATGCGCACGCTCACGTGGTGGGCGACGTTCAAGAAATGGGCGATCGCCGACTGGCAGGTCTTCGCCGACATGTTCGGGCTTCCGCTCGCCGTCGGTTACTACAAGGAAGGCGCATCGCAGGAGTCTCGCAACGCGCTCGAGGAAGCGGTCCGCATGATCGGCGAGGATGGCTATGCCGTTCTGTCGGACATGACGCAGATCACCCTCGCGCAGGCCGTGCGCGCCGGCGATCCGACGAGCGTCTATCCCGCGATCGCCGACCGCGCCGATCAGGAGATGAGCAAGCTCGTCACCGGCGGCACGCTCAACACCGACGTCGATGGCAAGGGCTCTTACGCCCTGGCGGACATCCACGCCGACCGCGCGCACACGGTGATCGCCGGCGACGCGCGCCGCCTCGAGCAGATGTTCGTGCGCGACGTCGGCCTCCCGTTCGTGCGTTGGAACGGCTACGGCGAGGACGCCGCTCCGCCGCTCCTTCGTATGCAGCTCGCGCGCGACACCCTCGAGCGCGCGAAGGTCCTACAGATCATCGGGCAGGTTGTGCCCCTCGACGAAGCGCAGCTTCGCGAGGAGTTCGGCCTCCGCGTGCCCGCCGGCGCCGGCGTCACGTTCCAAGTGAAGGCGCCCGCAACCGGAGGAGAAAAGTCATGAAGCACCCGAACCATCCGTCGCTACAGATCGGCCCGACGTCGGCGACCGAGACCATCACCGACGCTCTCGAGGCGATGGAGCTCACGGGCCGCGGCGTCGAGAACATTCTGCGCGGCACGCCGATCGACAAGCTCGAGTTCGCGCAGAAGGCCGAGCTGATCGAGAACGTGCGCGCCGGTAAGCACGTCGAGGCGAAGGTCACGGCGAAGACCTTCCGCCAGAAAGACGGCAACCCGAACCGCAACCACCGCCGGTTCAAGACCTCGAAGCTCGAGGCGATCGCGGCGAGCTTTACCGGCGGCGTCTTCCTCCTGAATCACAACAGCCGCGAGCAAGAGGCGCGCAAGGGCTCGATCCTCTCGAGCGTCGGCGAGCTGGACGGACACGGGTGGTTCAACTTCCGCCAGGTGTTGCACGTCGTGAAGCCCGACGCCGTGATCAGCTTCCTCGACGGCACGCTCGATCGGTTCTCGATCGGGTGGCTCCCGACCGGGCCGATCGTCTGCACCGCCCATGGAGTCGATGTCCGCGGCCCGAAGTCCTGCTACTGGCGGGAGGGCTGCTACCCCGGCAAGCGCGTGGAGCTTGACGACGGCCACAAGATCGCTGAATACGAGGACCAATCCGCAGACGGCACCGAGGTCTCCGGCGTGAACGTTCCCGCCGTCCTCGGCACCCGTATCGAAGACATCAAGCAGCAACTATCCGCCGAGCTTTCGCTCTACGTCACGAACCCGCACCACGAGGAGATTTCACCGATGGCACTCCCCCGACTCGCGAAGGCTTTGGGCCTCGCAACCCTCAGCGATGGCGACGAGGATCGCGCCCTCGCCGTCGTCGCCGAGCTTTCCGCTTGGCGGGACCGCGCCACGACGGCAGAGAGCGAGCTGGCGAAGTCTCGCGCGCTCGCGGCCGCCAACGAAGCGCAGGCCCTCGCCACGAACATCGAGGCCGCCATCACGGGCGCGTACTCCGAGGGCAAGCTCCTCGCGACGCGCGACGCGAAGGGCGACCGCGTTGCCGACGTGCAGGAGGCTTCCCTCCGCACGCTCGCGACGACGGGCGGCCTCGAGTTCCTGAAGACCTTCCTCTCGACGATGCCGCAGAAGGCGCCCGTCGGGACGAAGCCCGCGCTCGGCGTCGACCCGCCGCGCACGGAACTCGCCGCCGACGTCACCGAAGACGCCGTCCTCGCCGCGGCCGCCGAACAGCTCGGCGTGTCGCTCGACGACATGAAGGCGAACCGCCACGATACCCGCGGCCGCAACATGGGCCGCTTCTCTACCGCGAAGGAGGGCTAGCACATGGCCGCAACGACTCGTGATCGCAACTCGCCCGCGCTCCTCATCGAGCGCGAGCTTTCCCCCGTGGTGCCCGCCGCCGGTCAGGTCATCCCCGCCGGCGTGATGGTCTGCCTCAATGCCGCCGGCGCCGCGGTCAACGCGAGCGACACCGCCGCTCTCAAGATGTGGGGGCGCTCCGGTCATCGCTGCGATCAGACCGCCGGCGACGATGAGCTGGTGTGCGAGCGCGGCGTCTTCCTCTTCGCCAACGACGGCAACGTCACAGCGGCGATGAAGGGCTCGCCTTGCTACGTCCTCGACAACCAGACCGTCACGAACGCGGCGACGGCGACGAATGACATCGTTGCCGGCATCGTCGAAGAGGTCACTTCGGCGGGCGTCGCGGTCGCGATGCTCGGCGGCGTGGTCGCGGCAACCTAGTAGGCGAGGAAAGGAACTCCACACGCTATGAAGATCAAGAATTCACTCGCCATCGGCGGTCAGGGCGGTCGCTCGCTCGACTCGTCGAAGATCGAAGCCGCTTACATCGGCTTCAAGACCTCCTTCATGGATCGGCTCACGAAGGCCGCTCCGGTCTACGAGCGGCTCGCGACCGTCGTCGAGACCGACAACGTGGTCGACCGCCAGATCTGGCTGACCGAGACGCCGAAGATGCGGCGCTGGATCGGCCCGAAGTACATCCACAAGCTTCGCGGCGAATCGAAGGCGATCGTCACGGATCCCTACGAGGCTTCGATCGAGGTGTCGAAGCACGACATCCTCAACGATCGGCTCGGTCTCTACGCGAAGCGGATCGCCGGCATGGCGCGCGCGTACGGGTGGGCCATCGACGAGCTCGTGGTCGGCTACATCGCCGCGGGCATCGCGGGCTCTGCGCTCGGCACGACCTACGACGGGCAGAACCTGATCGACACGGATCACACGGCCTCGAGCGCCGGCGGTACCGCGCAGTCGAACAAGGTGACGGGCGCGCTCTCGCAGACGACCTATGATCTCGCGTGGCAGCGCTACATCGAGATCGTCGACGAGAACGGCACGCCCGTTAACCCGCCTCAGTCGCGCATGATCCTCCTCGTCGGTCCCGCGAACCGCGGCGCCGCGCGAGCGATCCTCGAGAAGGGCACGCTCACCGACGGCACCGAGAACCTGAACGAAGGATCGGCGACGCTCCTCGTGCACGGCCGCATCCGCGCCGGTACGTTCAACATCGCCGGCACCGACGTCACTCTCACGGGTCTCGAGTGGGCGCTCATCCCCGAGGATTCCTCGGCGATCATCGTTCACATCAAGCGCGGCCCGGAGTTCCTCAGCGTCGAGGAGGGCGAGTTCGTGTTCCGCACGGGCAAGTTCCTCTACGGCATCGAGGCCGAGTTCGGCGCCGACTATGGTCTCTGGCAGGAGATCGTCGGCGGTCCGGGCGCGTAGCGCAGGGCGCGGGCCTTGGTATCAGCAAGGCCCGCGCACGAAGCCGACAACCGTCGGCCGTTGTGTGAAGCGCGAGGGCAAGACGCCCGCCCGGGACCCAGGCCAGGAATCGCCGGCACGGATACACCGCTTACTCGCGTTTCATAGAGCGACCGCAGACAACCACTCATCGGAGACCATCATGGCGAACAACGACACGACGAAGACGACCCTCGACGCTCCGAAGAGCGGCGACACGAAGACCGCCACGCTCGGCGACAACACCGCCGTCGGCGGCAAGGGCGAGACCCGCGACGAAGGCGCCGCCGGCGTCGCCGGCGTCGTTGCCACCGGCGACAAGGTGGTCACGGGCCGCCTGCGTCGCTACGACATCCCGACCGACCCGGAACTCGACGCACCGCCGCCTGCGTTCTCGACGCCGCAGGAAGAGCGCGCTTGGTACAAGGATCGCGAAGCTCGTATCGCGAAGCGTGAGCGCGCGTGGCAGGAGTACCCGCCGGGCACCGTGCTCACTGTCGCGACCGCGCGCGGCATTCCGCAGCGTCGGCGCGCCGGCCTCGAGTTCTCGAAGACGCCCGTGAAGGTCGCGGTCATCAACGACCTCAACGACCCGACCGACGTCGCCGAGGCGCAGGGCTCGGGCGCCCTCGTGACGGATCCCGCCGGCGCGGCCGCGATCTTCGAGGACGCTCGCCCCGAGACCGGCGGCGCGCTGATCGTCATGAAGGGCGATCAGGCGTCGATGGATCTCGAGGCGCAGAACGCGGACCTCCGCGCGCAGCTCGAGGCGATGACGGCCGAGCGCGATCGCTGGAAGGCGCAGGCCCTCGGCACGAAGCGCGCGCCGGGCCTGACCGACCCGGACACCGGCCGTAAGCAGAACGCGACGCGCGGCTAGCCATGGCCTACGCGACGATCGCAGACGTCACGATCGCAGTGGGCGGCGCCGACAAGCTCGCGCAGTTGACCGACTACGACAACGACGGCGACACGGCAAACACCGATGCCGTCGCGTCTGCGATCGCCGAGGCCGAGGCCATCATCGACACCTACGCGGGCAAGCGCTACGCGGTGCCGATCGCCTCGCCGCCGCTCCCCATCGTGAAGCTCGCCGCTCGCATGGCGTCGCGCATCCTGCGCGAGAACCGCAGCATGCAGAGCGACGAGGACCTCGAGAACGCGAAGCGTGACACCGAGTGGCTGAAGATGCTCTCGGACGGTCGCGTGTCGCTCGGCGTCGAGCCGACCACGCCATCGGCGCTCATGGTCGACAAGGCCGTACCGCGCGACTCGTCGAAGGCCGTGAGCCGTCGGAAGCTCCGGGGCTATCGGTAAGTGTTCTCGGCGACCGTCAACGTGCGCGGCGCGCTCGACGGTTTCGCCCGCCTAAAGAAGACCGACGGGCGGAAGATCTTCCGCCAGGCAAAGAAGCCGATGCGCGATGACATCCGCGCGCACTCGAAGGATCAAGAGGACGAAAGCGGCCGCCGCTGGAAGCCTCGAGCGGCGTCGACCATCGCGCGCCGCGGCCGCCGACGCGGCGGATCTCGAGGCAAACTCCTCGGGCGTCTGCCGTCGGCCTTCCGCCTGATGAGCGGGCCCGACTACGTGCGCGCCGTGTCGAAGGTCAAGCGCTGGTCGAAGGTGCACAACGAAGGCGGCCGCGGCGGCAAGCGCGCCCGCATCCCGCGCCGTCGCTTCATGTACGCGAGCAAAGACCTCAAGCGGAAGGTCCGCGACATGTGGCAGATCGCTCTCAAGAAATCCTGGGAAGGAAGCGTCTAGATGGCTCACACGTTCGATCACAAGCTCGTCGCACCGCACCGCACGATCGTGCAGCGCGGGATCGTCACGATGCTCTCCGGGCTCCTCCGTGCGAATGGCGGCTACCTACAGGCCGTGATCCCGTGGGGCGGCGTCATCCGCGGATGGCAGGACTCCGACGGCATCGAGCTACTCAACGAAGCGCTCGGCAAGCGCTCGCCCGCGATCGCGGTCTCCGTCGGCGACGCGAGCGCGAAGCCCATCGGGCCGCAGGGTTTCAACTACACCGAGGATCTCGAGGTCGCCCTCTACTTTTTCTCGACGCACGTGCGCGACATCACCGAGGGTCGCCTGCTCTCCGACGGGCTCGCGGCCCTCGACGACACGCGCGACCCGGGGCTCCACGTCGCGATGGCTCACGCGAAGGAGTTGATCGTCGGTCAGTACGCCGGCGCCGCGATCCAGAGCTCTACGATCAAGGGCGTGCGCTACTCGCGCGAGGAAGAGCTGACTTCGCTCCGCGAGGTCTCGATCTGGATCCAGACCTACTCGGTCACGGTCGCCACGAACATCAACCCGAACCGCAACGTGACGACGCTCCTGGCGGAACTCTGGACGCGGCTCTCGCAGGAAGAGGGCGAGCGTAGACTCCGCGACGGTTTGCCCCTAAAACCGTCGACCATCGACACCGACTCGCAGACCTGAAAGGAATCCCATGCCCGAGCACATCTTCGTTTCTGCACCCGAGGGCCGCACGACGCCCATCGCGCCCGCCGACGGCACGAGCCCCGACGGGAACCTCCTCTACGTGAAGCACGGCGACGTCGCTCGCGTGCGCTACTCGAGCGACATCCGTCGCGCGATCGGTCGCCTCGATCTCTTCCCGTGCACGATGACCGGCACGCCCGTCGACCTTGACAACATCGCCCTCGCCGACGCGCCCGAGGCCCTCGACACGGGCGCGAAGGTCTCGAGCGCGGACCTCGGCACCGTGCAGCCCGCCGGCGAGCCGAACGTCGAGCGCCTCCCGGAAGGCGAGATCGAGGCCGCGAACCGCCGCCATCGCCAGGCCCCGCCCGATCGCCGCCCGCCGCTTCCCGACGGCAACGGGCCGCAGTCGCCCGAGCGCCGCAACCGTCCGGCGCCGTCGCCGCACGCGCCGCTGCCGGGCCCGCCCGAGACGACGGTGCTCCCGCCCGACGCCGTGACGCCCGCATCCAACATGGATGCGATGAGCGGTTCGCCCGATGCTCCGTTCGCCGGCACGGCGAGCATGACCCCCAACACGAAGGATCAGTAGAGCCATGATCAACACCGGCGTCGCGAGCGATCTCAACGTCCCGCAGACCTTCCACACGTTCTCGTATCAGTACGCATCCGGCACGCTCGTTAGCTTGGCGATGCGCGTCGCGCTCGTCGGTATGAAGTCGGCCGCCGGCACCGCGACCGTCAACCAAGTCTACGAAGTCGCCGACTCGAATCAGTCCGACGGCCTCTTCGGCGTGGGCTCTGAGCTCGCGCTCATGTGCCGCATGGCGATGTCGTGCTCGTCATTCTTCCAGCGCGGCCCGCGCGTCTATGCCGTGTGCATCGCCGAGCCCGGAGCGTCCGCCGCTCGGACAACGACGGCGACCGTTACCGGCACCGCGACGGCCGACGGCAACCTGATCTTCAAGGTCGCGGGCCGCACGTTCACCGTCGGCGTGCGCTCGGGCGCCGTGCAGAACACGATCGCGTCGTCGATCAACTCGGCCCTTCAGGCGGCCGCGCAGGTCCTGCCCGTGTCGTCGGCCGTCGCGACGAACGTCGCCACGATGACCCATCGCACCGCCGGCGTGAACGGCAACGACCTGAAGACGGAAGTCGTGCAGAGCGTGCCCGGCGTGACGCTCGCCTTCGCGCAGGGCGTTGCCGGTACCGGCGTGTCCGTCATCTCGACGGCGGTCGACGCGCTCGCGACGCTGCCCTATGACGGCATCGCGATCGGCAACCACGCGGCCGCCGACATCACGACCATCAACGCGGACATTCAAGCGCGATGGGCGCCCGGGGATAAGGGCTGGCGGTACTACTTCCTCGGCGAGCCCGGCACGATCGGCACGGGCACGACGCTCGCCGCGGCCGCGAACCACCAGGCCGTCCTGATCGGCTCCTACGAGAATTGCCCCAACACCGCCGGCGAGATCGCAACCTTCATGGCCATGGCGGTCTTCTCGCGCGAGCGTCCGAACGCCATCTACAACAACCTCCGCGGCCCGCTCTTCCCGTCGAGCGCCGCCGACGCGTACACGAAGACCGAGCAAGAGACCGCGATCGCCGCGGGCCTCACGCCGATCACGCCCGTGATCTCGTCGACCGGCGCCATCATCGAGGGCCAGTCGAAGATCATCCGCATGGTGACGACGAAGACCACCGAGAACTCGCAGCCGTTCGCGATCCTCCGTGACATCGGCGTCTCGCGCACGGGCATCTACTACGCGAAGCAGCTCGACATCGCCTTCGAGGATCGGTTCGGCGCGAGCGCGCAGCCCGATGGCGTGTACCTCACCGACGACACGATCGATCAGGTCGGCGACATGCAGGCCGCGATCGCCCGCCAGATGGGCGCCGCGAACATCATCCGCAACGTCGAGGCCGACCTGGCGAAGAGCAAGCGCGAGCGCTCCTCGACGCTCGGGCGCCTCGATGCGGAACTCTTCTACACCGTCGTCCTCGGTCTTCATCAGATCGCTTGGCGTCACAACGTGCTCGTCTAACGGCACCGACTAGAGAAAGGGCATCACCATGGGCGACATCGTTTCACGCACGAAATTCTTCGCAGACATTCCCGGCGGCGGCCTCAGCGGCGGCACGTCGAAGCTCCTCGAGAAAGTCGCGAAGGCCGACGTCAAGGACAACAGCAACGTCGAGGTGCTCACGGCCGTCGGCGTCGAGCAAGGCGCGGGCTTCCGCGATATCGAAGGCGGCGGCGAGATCACGCTGCAGGTCTATCGCGAGACCGGGACCCCCGAGGTCAACTGGTACTTCGTGAAGTTCGATCGGAAGATCCTCACGTTCACCATGCAGGACGAACAGCGCGGCATGCGCTTCGCGTTCACGTGCCGCGTGGCGACCGTCGACCCGTCGAGCGACAACCAGGGCGTTCACGAGTACGCGGTCAAGCTCGTCTACTCGAAGATCCGCGTGACCCTCGCGGCGGCGACGCCGATCTGATGTCGAAGCTCGGCGAACTAGCAGCGAAGGCGAAGGCCGAGCCCGTGAAGGCTACGCGCCTCGGGCAACGCATCGCCGACGGCATGATCCGCGGCGAGCTTGTCGACATCCCCATGCTCGGCAAGGCGTGGATCGAACTCGTCGGATCCGTCGAGGTCACGAAGATCGAGTCCGACGTCATGCGACGGATGGCCGCGCTCGAACTCGAACCGACCGCGATCAACGGGCCGACCTTCGACGCAGAGAAGGCCGTCGATACGCTCGCCGTGGCAGTCCGCGACCCGGACAATCACGGCGAGCGGTTCGGCACCGTCGAGGAATGGTCGAAGCTGGATCAGGACATCATCGGCGCCGCGTGGCTCTGCTACGCCGACGTCCGTCGCCGACTCGATCCGCTCGGCGAAGAGCTGATCACGGAGAGCGACGCCGCCGGCATCCGCTTCGCTCTCGAAAAAAAAAGCGCGGCGGCCTTGAGACTCTACGGTGTCGCGAGGCTAGCGCGCTTCATGCTTACTATGGGCGACCCGCCCTCGAGCTCAGCCGTACCGAAGTCATCCGATGGATCGTCCTCGCCGGATTAGCTCCGGTCTCTGCCATCGGGAGAGCTGACGGCGACGCGCCGGCGGCCTCGGGGATGACGTTCACGAACGCTGCCTACAACGGACCTCCCCTCCATGGCTAACGACACCGCTGCGAACGTCGAGATCAGCGCGACCACGAACAAACTCGGCGCCGCTCTTCGGAAGGCCGCGGGGATGGTCAACTCCTTCGCCGGCGGAGTCCGCGACCGCATGGGGCGCATCGGCGAGGGCGCCGTGGGGAGCGCCATCGGCAACACGATCGGCGGCATCGCGAACCGCGGGATCGACTTCCTCGCCGATCAGGGCAAGGCCGTCGTCGACTTCGAGCGCAACCTCACGCGCCTCGGGATGGCGGGCAGTCTCTCGAAGGGCCAGATCGACGCGCTACGCACGAGCGCGCGCAAGACCTCGAGCGACTTCGGCGTCGCCGACTCGGAGATCCTCGCCGGCACGCAGACCTATGTCGACCTGACCGGCGACATCGCCGGCGCCTCGCAAGCCATGAGCACGTTCGCGCGCGTGGCGCAGGCGTCGGGCGCGAGCGTGTCGGATGTCTCCGCGGCCGCGGCCGCGTTCTCGGACGTCGGCGTGGGCATCGGCGAACTCGAGGGCATCTTCGGCGGCATGATCACGCAGGGCAAGGCCGGCGCCGTCTCGCTCAAAGACTTCGCGGCGTCGCTCTCGTCGCTCCTTCCGCGCTGGAACAAATTCAACGAAGGCACGACGAACGAAGGCATCGCGCAGCTCGGCGCCGCGTTCCAGGTTGCGCGCAAGGGCTTCGGCTCGGCCGCGCAGGCGGCGACCGGCATGGAGGCCATGATGGGCGCGATCGTGAACAACGCGAAAAAGTTCGAGGCCGCCGGCGTGAAAGTCTTCGACAAGAATCCGAAGACCGGCGTGAAGACGCTCCGCACCTTCGAGCAAATCATGAGCGGGATCGAGAAGTCGAAGCTCGTGAAGGATCCGACGTTGATGACAAAGGCCCTCGGATCGAAGGAAGCCGAGCAAACCGTCGCGATGCTGCTCAAGGCGCGCATGGCCGTCGACGGCCAGGTGAGCGCGTACCAAGCGCTGATCGAAGCGGGCGCCGACGCCGGCGCGGTGCAGCGCGATCTCACGACCTACCTCGAGAGCGACGCGGGCCGCATGGATCGCGCGTGGAATAGCGTGAAGGTCGCGATCGCCGAGGCGTTCACGCCCGAGCGGATCGCCGCGTTCGCCAACATCGTCGAGGGTCTCGCCGCGAAGATCGGGCCCGTTGCCGAGGCCGCGGGATTCATCGCCGACAAGCTCGGCGGGCTCGTCGATGTCGGCAAGTCGATCCGCGGCGCGTTCTCGGAAGACGCGAATCCCTACCGCGCCGAGCGAACGCGGAAGATGCTTCGCAACGTCGGCAACATGCGCAACCTCGGAGAGCAGAACGTCGCCGACGTGATCCGGAATGCTCGATCGGACGCCTACGACAAGCGCAACGAGGAGGGCTTCGACCGCGGTACGAAGATCATCACCGCGGCCGAGCGTAACGAACGATCGACGAAGGAGAGCGTGCGTGCCGCGTTCGCGCTCTCGAACAGCAAGATCGACGGCGAACAGATCGCCGGCTCGCTGTACCTCCGCGAAGGCAAGATCGACAAAGACAAGATCCGCGACGAGATGGTCGCCGAGCTGATCGCCGGCAACGCGAAGATGACGGCCGAGCTGGCGAAGATCGCCGCCAACACGGCGAAGCCCGCCGAGACTCGCATCGGCGATAACCAGATCGCGAAGAGCAATACCTCCGCGACCTCAGCACGACGGAGCCCGTAATGGCTGGTGAGCTCATCCCGATCATGTGGGGCACGCATCGCCTGTGGTGCGCGCTCGTGTCGACGACGAACAATCGCGCCCTCGTGATTCATCGTCTGTCGAGCGGCGACGTTTCGCCCGTGCGAGACAGCGGGCTCGACCCGCGGATCACGTCGCTCGATCTCCTCTTCGACGACTTCCCGGGCGAAGACCGCACGCCCGTGCAGCGCTTCAAGGCGCTCCTCGACTCGCACGAGCGCGGCGACGAGCTGATGTTCTCGCATCCGCTCCGCGGCTCCTACCGCGCGAAGATCGGCGAGTTCACCTATGACCTCGAGAGCGACGGCCTCACGCCGCGCAATGTCCGCGTGCAGTTCGTGCCGACGGGCAACATCGAGCCCATCCGACCCGCGGGCGCCGGCGTCGCCGGCATCACGGGCGAGGGCTCCGTCGTGCAGAGCGCGGCCGATCTGCAGACCTTCCTCGACGAGTTCATCGACTTCGGCGAGAGCGACGCCGGCGCCACCCTGCCCGACGACGCCGTCGCGATGCAAAGCGCGTGGACCCAGAGCGAGACCGTGCCCACGCGCCAGGTCTTCCTCGACGTCGCCGACGTCTCTGACCGCCTCGGCGAGCTGATCGACGGGCACGGGCTAGAAGAGGATCTCGCCCTCTTCACGACCTACCGCGCCGCGATCCTCTTCGGCGCCGCCTTCCGCAACGCGGGGATCGCGGCAACGTCCGACACGCCGGCGATCTTCATCCTGCGCGTGACGTCGCCGACGTCGCTCCTGGCGCTCATGGCTCGCGTGTACGGCGGGCTCGAGGCGCCCGATCGTCTTCGCCAGGTCATGGAGCTAAACGACATCCGCACGCCCGGGTGGTTCGGTCCGGGCGACCTCCTCGCGCCCGCGAAGTCGCGAGGCCGGATCTTCTGATGGCCGACGTCATCGGCAAACCGCCGGCGCACGAGCGGAAGCACCGCGTTTCGATCGTCTGCGACGGCAAACAGATCGACGGGTGGGAGACCTACACGATCAACACGGCGATGCTCGTGCCCGCGGATGCGTTCTCGATGCGGCGCCCGTTCTCGCTCGACGCGTGGCGCGCCCTGCGCCTCGATGCCGACGTGCAGGTCCTGATCGATGGCGTGCAGGTCCTCGAGGGCTTCATCGACAAGCGTCGCAAGAGCACGCGCGACGGAGCGCTCGAGGTCGAAGGCCGATGCAAGGGCGGCCGACTCGTGCAGGAGTCCGCGCCGTCGATCAACTACGCGGGCATCACGCTCGTCGAGGCCGTGAAGCGACTCGCCTATCCGTGGTTCGATCGCGTGGTCATCAGCAACGCACGGAACCGCTCGCTCTCGCGAGGCAAGGGCCGCCGCGTGCCGTCGGGCAAGGAGCCCCTCGTCGTCGACCTGCCCGCGCCCTCGCGCGGCAAGGTGCAGCCCGGAGCGCAGCGCTGGTCTGTGATCGAGGAACTCGTCTCGCAGGCCGGCTATCTCGCGTGGAGCACCGCCGACGGCCGCGAGCTTTTCATCGGCAAGCCCAACACCGGGCAGGCCCCGCAGTGGCTCCTGCGTCACGTGAAGCCCGGCTCGCCGAACCGCCCGACCGTGAAGGAACTCGAGATCGTCGAGGATATCGGCGACCTCTACTCGATGATCGCCGTCGTCGGCACGGGCAAGGGCGACGATGCGAACTATGGCGACAACGCGGGCCGCCGCCACGCGATTGTCTACGACAACGAAGAGAACCCGAGCGGGCACGGCACGGGCCGCAACTTCCTCAATCCGAAGCGCCTCATGATGCCCGAGCGCGACTTCGGCAAAAACAAAGACGCCTACGAGATCGCCGAGCGCGAGTATCGGCGGCGGTCCGCGCGTGCGTTCACGGCGACGGCGCGCATGCCCTACCACGGGCAATTCCTCGGAAGCGAGCCCACGATCTTCGCCTTCGACACCGTGGCCCGCGTCATCGACGAAGAGCTAGAGCTTGATGATCGGTACCTGCTCACCGCGTGCACTTTCGAGTGTTCTCGCGACGACGGAGAGACGACGATGCTCGAGATGGTTCCTGCCGACACGGAGATCGTGCTTTGAGAGGCGCACCGACGCGAAGCGGTCCCGCTGCGTTCGCGGCCGCCACTGGACCCGATGCGCGCGCTGAGCTCGGGCGCATTCGCCGATTCTCGCTCGGCATCACGGCGGGCTTGTGGCAGGTCCTCGGGCACACGCTCCTTGACGGCGAGCGCGAGACTCACAACGACGTCGAGGCGTTCACGGGCATCGGCTTCTACGGTCGCCCTCGAGCGACTGACCGGGCCGAAGTCGTGGTCGTCTTTCCCGGCGACGGCGCGAGCGAGCCCCTCATCGTCGGCGCGCGCAACATGGACACGCAGCCCGCGCTCGAGGAAGACGAGACGGCGATGTTCAACAGCTCGGCGATCGCGCACGTGACCGCCGCCGGCAAGGTCGAAGCGAAGAGCAAGGGCGGCACCGCCGGCGCCGTCGCTACCGTGGTCGACCTGGAACGCATCATCACCGCTCTCACGACCGCCGCGGCCGCGCAGTCGGTAGGCAACCCGCCCGGCGCCGCGGCGCTCGAGGCGTTCAAGACCGCCCTCGAGGGTCTCGTACCGCCATGGCCCGCCGGCACGTCTGTCTTCCGCGCCGAGTAGCGATCGGATAAACCGAGGCCGTGGGCCTCCTCGATCCGCTCGTGCACGTCCTCAGCGTTGCGGTTATGCACATGCCGACCTTCCCGGCGCGCGTGCAAAACGTCGCCGCTATGGCGCTACAGCTTCCTCTGGCGACGCTCGTGAGCGACCGGGGCCTCGGCGTCTGGGACACCGCCTCGCGCGCGTGGGGGCTCGCAGCGGGCTCCGTGGGCACGACGCATCACCTCGTGTTGCAGGACGACGCGCAGCTCTGCGCGGGCTTCTATCTGCAAGCGCAGGCCGCGATCGCGAACTCGCCGGCGGCCGCGATCTCGCTCATGACCCCGGCGGCGACCACGTGGCGCAACCGTCGCCGCTATCCCCCTGGCGTCGCGCTGATCATGCCTCGAGCATGGTGCGCGCCGTTCGTCGCGTGGGCGAGCGCACTGCCCGAGCGACAGAAGCAACACGACAACATCCTCGTCGGGCGATGGCTCCGCCGGATGCGCCTCCCGCTGGTCTACTCGACGCCGAGCATCGTGCAGCACGGCGCGCTGCCGTCGACCATCGCTCACCGCGCGATCGCCGCCGCCAACTACAACGCGGCGCCCACGTCTCTCACCACGACGAGCAACCCGACGTGACGGCTCCGCTCTCTCGCCACGAACTCGCCGCGGGTCACGACGCCGAGCACATGACGGCCGTGACGAATCCGCCGCCGATCGTCTACACGCTCTCGATCGTCGCCGACTCGACCTCATGGACGGTCGACGAGGGCGACGCCTACGATCTCACGTGGACCCTCACGATCGGCGGCGGCACGCAAGCCAACTGCTACGTCACGATCTATTGGCAGGACTCCGCCGCGTACAACGACAACGCGATCGACCGCGAGGCCGAGCTTGCCGCGTCCAACCCGGGCTGGACGGTTCTCTACGTCACCGACTTCGGATCGTACTGGGCAGCGCAACTTCACAAGGCCACGATCCCCGTCGGCGCCTCGACGATCTTTCTTCCGTTCGCGCCGCTCTATGATGGCGTGGGCGACTACGACGCCGGCGTCTACGGGCCGATCTCGGCGACCGCGCAGTCGGATCAGTGCCCGACACCTTCGATCTCGGCGGATGCCTATCTGACCGTGAACGCGCCGGCGCCGAGCTACACGATCGACGCGACGAGCGGCAAGGCGTGCCCCGCGAACCTCACCGAGCACGCCGCCTTCGAGACCGCCGTCGGATCGACGATGGGGAACCCGGATGGCATCTACCTCTTCGACGAGGCCAGCGGGACGATTCAGGACAAGGTCAGCACGCGGCACCTCAGCGTCTCGGGCGGCGCGACCTACGCGCAAGCGGTCTCGGGATGGGCTCGACTTGCCCTGAGTCTGACGACGGGAAACAGCGTCAACACCGTCGCGTGCCCGAACGCAAACGCGAACTCGATCACGGCGATCTTCTATGCCGTCTACACCGGCACGATCACGGTGAGCGGCAACATTCTCCTCTACGGCACCTCGCAGGTTTGGCAGATCCGATCGACCGCGGCGCCCGTGCTTCAGTACCGCAGCGGCGGAAACGTCAACTCGGGCGGCAACGACTACCGCAATCAGGTGCGCCCCTTCGTGCTCCGCATCGACCGCGCCGGATCGAACGGAAACGTGTACTCGAACCAAGACAAGATCAGCACGACATTCGCGTCGACACCGACGGGATCGAACGTCGCCTCGGGCGGCGCCGGCGCGAGTCAACAGGTCTACGGAATCATCTGGTACGGCGCGAAGTCCGAAGCGCAGTGCAAGGCGTGGCTTCAGGGCGCGGGCTGGACGATTCCCTGGTAACACCGACGACAAGGAGACCCCGATGCCCCGCACGCACTACTACCTGATCGCCAGCGCTCCGACGTCCGTCGCGATCGCCATGGACGCCGCCGTCCTCGCGTTCGTCGAGGCGCATAGCACCGCGAAGACGAACTTCGACACGCCCGAGCTCGGCGTCCGGACCGACGAGAGCGACCCGACGCGCAAGCTCGTTAGTCTGCACCTCCACGCGACGAAGATCGAAAAGCCGAAGGTGACGCGCGAGGCGATCATGAAGCTCTTCGAATCGTTCAAGGTCGCCGGCGCCGAGCTGATCGAATCGCGCACCGATGTCGACGGCCGCAACGACGAGGACCTCTTCGAGGAACGGCCCGACCTGAAGCGCCGCCGCCAGGGCGAAGCCGTTCCCGAGCCGATGAAGATCCAGCGCGACAAGGCGATCGCTCGCGACCTCGAAGGGCAGGCGATGATCATCCGTCTGAAGGAGGAAGCCGCGGCCGCCGCGCGCGAACTCGAGAAAGAAGTCGCGGCTCGCAAGTCTGCCGAGACCGCTCGCGATCGGGCGCAGGGCGAGCGCGAGACCCTCGCGGCCGCGCACCGCTCCGAGGTCAACGCGTACGTGGATCTCATCGCCGTCGTCGCGCCGTGGGTCGCCGAACTCCGCAAGAGCGGCGCGACCATCCCCGATCGCGTGCTCGAAGCCGTCGGGCCCTTCCTTCCGCCGCCCGCCGAGTAGTCATGATCAGCTTCGCCATCATGCACGCGCCGTGGTCTTCCCGTTGGCCGTTCGTCCTCGAGCTACTGCCGTCGCTTCCGGGCGCGGCGCTCATCCTCGACGAGCATCGCCAGGGCATTTGGCCGACGGCGCGGCGCGCATGGCGAGCGCACGCGGCAAACGCGCTGCACCATGTCGTCGTGCAGGACGATGCGATCCTGCCGAGCGACTTCGTGGCGCAGGTCGCCGATCTGGCCGAGCGCCATCCGGCGACGGCGATGACGTTCAACCGCACGGGCGGCGCGCCGACGGCCGTCGCGAATATGATGCCCGTCGAAGCGCTGCACCGCTGGATCGCGTGGGCCGACGGTCTACCCGAGCGCGATCGCGCGCACGACGATCTCCTCTTGCTCGAATGGTGCCGCCGCGTCGGCATGCCGCTGCACTCTCACGACTTCGTCGGGCACCGCCCGATCCCTTCCATCCGCCGCGAGGAACGCAATGCGTAGAATTCGACAGAGCGAATCGACCGCCGCCGAGCGGCGCGTTTACTTCACGGCGGTCTCGCCGACGAACCTGCAGACGCGCATCACCGGCGCGACCAACTCCCAATTCTTCGTCCGCACGTCGAAGAATGGCGCCGCGACGGCCGCGAAGCTCGGCACCGTCGTGCAGGTCGACGCGACGAACATGCCCGGCGTCTACTACTACGAGCCGACCGCCGGCGAGGTCGACACGCTCGGCAAGCTGGTCTTGGTGATCACGCTCGACCTCAGCGGCGTGCCGCCCTACTCGATGGAGCCCCGCGAGATCGAGATCGAGATCGTCGCGGTCGATCAGTACGACACGGTGCGGTTCGGTCTGACCGCACTGCCGAACGCGGCCGCGGAAGCGGCGGGCGGTCTCTACACGCGCGGCGCCGGCGCCGGCCAGATCAACCAACCCGCGAACGGCATGATCGACGGCAACACCGTGCGCTGGCTAAACTCGGTCCCGGCGGCGCTCTCCTCGAGCTACGTGCAGGTCTCGGTCGCCGCCATGCAGACCGACGTCGTTAACAGCAACGCTCTCGCGACGACGGCCGCGCAAGAGATTCGCGATGCGATCTGGAACGCGACGCTCGCTAGCTACGTGACCGCAGGCACGACGGGAAAGAAGCTCGCCGACATTGCCGGCGACGCGACGCTCGCGAATCAGACGACGATCCTGACGAACCTGGCGACGCTCGCGGGCTATGTCGACACGGAGGTCGCGGCGATCAAGGCGAAGACCGACAACCTCCCGCCCGACCCGGCCGACGCGAGCGACATCGCCGCATCGTTCGCGGCCGTCATCGCTGCGATCCCGACGGCGACCGCCGTGCGCGACGCGATCCTGAATTGGGCCTACCGCCCGGGTCGCACCGTGAAGGGCGGCCTGCGTCGACTCTTCAGCTCGTTTGGGCTGGCGACGACGCTGAAGGGCGCGACGGTCACGTTCTACAAGCCCGACGGGTCGCCCGAGTGGACCGTCGATCAGGACGGCGCCGGCAATCGCACCGCCGTCGGCCTCGGCACGACGGAAAGCGATGGAGTCTGATCCATGGCGTCGGGCTTCTTTGGATCGTTCTGGGGCGATGACGTCGCGGGCGGCGGCGGCGAGACCACGCCGCCCACGATCACCGTCATCTCTCCGACGCCGGGCGTGCCCGCTGGATCTCCGGGTGGCTTCCCTGCCGATGAAGCGGCCGCGCGCCTCACGCCGATCGTCGTCGAGATCGTCGATGGCGGCGCGGGCCTTCGCTACGAATGCGTGGTCTGTCGCTACCCGGGCGCGACCGACGAACTCACGGTCTATCGTCGTGGTCAGTTTCGCGGCGCGTTCGCTGGTCTCTCGACGGAGAGCGCCGTGACGAACGGCAAGCGCCTTACCGTGTTGCCTGTGGGCGGATGGCCGAGCTCAGCGGCCGTCGATGACATCACATGGGATCTCGATGCGGTCGACGCCGCGGGTAATCTGGCGCCGTGAGCACGTACTCCTGGCAACTTCCTCAGCCCGCGCCCGTCGCGCCCGAGCCCGGATCGCCGGCGGCCGCCATCATCTCGGCGCTCGCGGGTCGCACGGGCGGCGTCTTCGACATGTACATCGACCCGACCACGCTCGACTACGTGGACACGGATGACGGCGCGTGGCTCGAGACCGCCGACAGCCGCACGATCGTCATGTGCATGCTCGAGATCATGTTCGGCGAGGACCCGTTCGATCCCGAGGACGGCACCCTCATCAAGCGCATGCTCGAGAGCGGCGAGCCCGTGACGCCCGAGATCGTCGTCGCCGAGACCGATCGCGCGATGGGCGTGCTCGTCGGCGCCGGCATCGTCTCTGATGTCACGTGCGTCGGCACCGACGGTAACGGCGCGCAGATCGTGAACGAGGCGAACGTGCCGACGTTCCTGCTCACGTGGCGCGACCTGGCGAGCGGTTCGCCCGTCGATCTCTACTTCACCCCCTTCGCGTAGGAGACTCCGATGGCGCTTCCCTCGATGGCAGAAACTCGCGACTTCCTCGTCGCGCTCTTCGCGTCGCTCTTCCCTGATCGCAACGTCGGCACGCGGCGCTCGTATCACTCGCGGCGCATCACCGTGCTCGCCGGCGCGACGACGCAGATCATCACGCACGTCGACTCGGCGAAGAAAGACGCGATGCCGCACACGGCGCCCGACGACGGGCCGATCGACGAGTGGGGCAACCTGAAGGGCGTCTACCGCAAGGCCGCCACGGGCGCGCGTAAGGCCGCGAGCGCGCGCGTGCGCGGCAACCTCGCCGGCGCTCCTGTCGACGCCGGCACGACGCTACGGCACGAGGAGAGCGGCCTGCGATTCAAGATCGTCAACGGCTTCGCGATGCCGCTCGCGCCGCCGCTCTTCGTCGACGCCGACATCGAGGCGATCTCGACGGGAAGCGCGACGCGCCTCGACGCGGGCCAGGTCCTGATCTTCGACTCGGCGCCGCCGAACATCGAGAACCGCGTGACGCTCGTGAAGGCGCTCGACGAGGATGGCTATGACCGCGAGCAATTCGGCGCGTACCGCCGGCGCATCCTCGACGCCTTCGCCGACAAAGCGAACGGCGGGCGACAGTCCGACTATGTGAAATGGATGCTCGAGGTCGCCGGCATCGCGAGCGCGTACGCGTACCCGAACCGCGCCGGCCTCGGCACCGTCGACCTCGTGGCCTTGCAGCTCGGAAGCGGAACCGCTCGCATCCCCGATAGCGGCAAGCTCGCCGAGGTCCTCGATTACGTGCGCGAGCGGGCGCCGGCACACCTCGCGACCGAACTCGGCGCCATGCGCATGCTCACGCCCGAGCCCGAAGAGATCGACGTCGTGGCGTTCGTGTACGCGAACGGGCAGGCGGCCTACACCTTCGACTGGGATGACTCCGCCGGCGCGACGGTCCTGACCTGGAACGCGAGCACGCGCGAGCTGACCTTCAGTGGCTCGCTGCCCGCGTCTCTGAAGGCGGGCCATCGGCTCACGATGAGCGGCGCGAATCAGGACGGCCGCGAGTGGAAGATCAGCGCGCTCGCGTCGGGCTCGTCGGTCATCCTCGAGAAAGCGCCCGACCTCGATCCGACCGGCGCGAACATCTACAGCGGCGGCCCGCTCGTGACGCCGATCCGCGACGCGCTCCTCGCGCACCTCAACGGCATCTACGTCTACTCGGGCAAGGGCCAGATCCCGCTCGCCGAGACCGCGATCGCGTCGACCGTCGGGCTCGAGGTCCTCGCGGAAGGCATCGGCTCGGCGAATCCCGAAGGCGCTTATGGCACGTGGGTCGGCGACGCCGTGATCGCGAACCTGTCGAAGATCGCGATGTACAAGGGCGGCGTGCGCAACGTCGAGATCACGATCGAAGGCGCGGGCGTCGACTTCAGCCCGACGGACTACGAGTTCCCCAACGACGACAAGATCGGGCTCCTCGTGCCCGCGACTGTCGTCGTGCGCAACGGAGACACGGCCTAGCCATGCCGCCGATTCAGATCGCATCCGTGGCCGTCGCCGACGTGAGCTCAGGCACCGCCATCGTCGCCACGCTTCCGCTCGTCGCGCGCAAGGGCGACGCGCTCATCGTGATCGGCGTGGTCTCGAACATCGCCGGCGCCGTCGACCTCGCCGCCGATCAGACGCTCGAGATCCTCAGCTCGCTCGCGACGGCGAACGGCCAGATCTTCGTCGGGCGTCGCTTCCTCGACGGTACCGAGCCCGCGTTCGCGACCTACGGGCTCGACCTCGACGCGCCCGCGACGAAGCTCGCCGGCGTCGCCTACGTTCTGCGCGGCACGACCGCCGAGGGCCTCAGCGACGCGAAGATCGCCGCGATCACGGCGAGCACAAACTTCGCAATGCCGGCGGTTACGCCCGTCCGCTACTCCGATCTCTGGATCGGCATCACGTTCGCTCACTCGGGCGCGTGCACGTTCTCGACGCCGCTCCTGGCGAATGAGCGGGCCGACCTGAATGCCGGCGGCATCGGCTTCGCGGTCTTCGATCGCGCGCACGACGCGCCGGCGACGGTCGCCGCGAAGACCTCTGTCGCATCGATCGCGCGCACGGGCATCGCCGCCGCGCTCCTCGTGCCGTCGGAAGGTCTGCGCGGCGCCGGAAAGAAGATCCCGAGCGTGCCGATGGGCATGATCGGGCTACCGATCAAGGGGGTCTAGTGAGTGTCATCGTCCACCTTCGCTTCGACGAGCACGACGTCGCCGAGCGGCCGCGCGATCTCATCGGCTCCGTCGGCGAACTCGAGGCGCCCGCCGGCGTCACCGCGCCGAGCGTCATCGAAGGCGCTACGGGCTTCGCGCGCCTCTTCGCGCCCGACTCCGAGAACGGGCTCGTGGCCGTCGATGTCGACGCCGGCGCGACGCTCCTGAATCGCGACCTGACGATCCAGGCGATCCTTCGCTACGACTTCGACGTCGCGATCGCCGACGGCAACCCGGGCGCGATCGTGTCCCGCGGTCTCGGCGACACGCTCGAGGAGCGGCAACCGTTCGGCCTCGAGCTTGTCGTCGTGAACGCGGGCGCGCGTATCGGCGGCGTCCGCTTCGTGTGGCAGACGGCCGCCGGCGTGGCGAAGGAGCAAGTCGCCGCGCACTTCGCGATCGATGACGGCGCGTGGGTCCTGCTCACGGCGACGCGTCGATGGGTCTCGCCGACGGAAGTCGTGTGTCGCTACTACCTCGCCGACGAACTCCTCGCCGAAGTCATCTCCGTCGATGGCGACATCGGCGGCGGCACGCCCGGCGACCTGTCGATCGGCATGCGCGCGATCGGCGGCGTCTATGCGCGCTTCCTCGCCGGCGCCATCGACGAGATCCGCATTCTCGACGAGGAGCTATCGCTCGAGGAAATCGGCGCGACCTGGCACCGGATCTCGGTCTCGCAACCTCGCGGCGTGATGCTCGTGAAGGAGTTGACGCCGCCGGGCATGCCGATCAGCGACGATCCGGGCTCGCGCGTGCAGCGAGAGGTCCGCCTGTGGGGCAACGCGCTCGGGTATGCCGACGCGCAGGCCGAAGACCTCCGCCGGAACAACGTTCCCACGCGTGCGTACGGCGCGACGCTCGAGGGATGGGAGACCGTCGTGCGCACGCCGGCGCGCCGCGGCGACAGTCTCGATCGCCGGCGGGCTCGTGTGGTCGCGCACGAGCGCCAGGCGAACGATCTCGCGGTCGACACCGTGACGGGCGCCCTCGCCGAACTCGCCGACACGGCGCCCGGCAATCTCGAGGTGCTCTCCTTTTCGCCGACGGTCACTGAAGACTTCACGCCGATCGTTGATCCGCTCGTGTGGGACAACACGAGCTGGTCGAGCGACGGCACGCAAGCGCGGTATCAGCCCCCGATCGGTAGCTATCACCTCACGACGGCGCCGGCGGGCGGCACCGAGCAACTCCTGCGCGCGTGGGTCCCGTGCTTCACGAACCTCGGCGGCAACGGCAAGTTTGCGCAGATGATCGCGAAGCTGATCCCGACGTCGCTGCCGAACAACGGTGAGGCCGGCATCGTCTTCGCCGATCGTGCGCGCGGCAACCTGATCCTCCTCGGCGTGCGCAACGTCGCCGGCGATCTGAAGGTCTTCCGCGAGGTGCTAAAGGGATGGCGATCGGTCGGCGGCGCCGTGGAGCTCGCGACGGTCGCCGCCGGGAACATCTGGCTTCACCTCGGCGCCGACACCGATGGAGACTCATTCTTCGGCGGCGACGAGGACGTCGAGTTCCGGGTCGGATGGTCGACCACGAGCGGCGTCGCGGGCTTCACGTATGTCGACGGCATCGTTACCGTCGAGCGTCACGAGTGGGCGGGTTTCTACTTCCGCACCAATGGCGTCGCCGGCATCGCGGGCGCCGGCGATGTCCGCTTCGACGACATCACGATCCGATCGCCGTACGGCTCGCGCGCCTTCCGCTGGTATGTCTATCGCGACCCGTCTCTGCCCGGCGCGCCCGACACGATCGGCGCGAATGCCACGATGCGATCGCAGCAACACGCGCACACCGCCGGCGCCTTCATCACGACGAAGATCGCAAAGGCCGACTCGGCCGATACGCAACTCGACATCACGCCCATGGGAGCAATCTAGATGGCCCTTCCTGTCTCGCCCGACATCACTCTCAATCCGGCCGATCCGGTTCCGTCGGCGCTCCTAAACAAGCTCCAGGCGTGCGTGGTCGCCGGCGCGCACAAGGAAGAGGAGCGCCCGTTCGGACCGTCGGATCTTCAGCTCGAGACCGCGGGCACGGCGACGCTCTCGATCGGCTACTGGAACATCGGCTCCGCCGGCGGCCTGCAAGGTCGGATCGACGCGCGGGTCGGCGAGCGCGTCAACAAGGTCCGCTTCGAGTACAACCGCGGCGGCGCCGGCGCGATCGGCCTCTTCGTGTACAAGTCCGTCGCCGGCGTCGTTACGCAACTCGCGACCTCGTTGATCGCCGCGGGCACGGGCGTCACGACCTCCGATCTCGTCGTGAACTATCAGGTGGAGCCCGGCGCGAAGGTCCTCGCGCGCTTCGAGCCGAGCAACACGGCGAACGAAGTCTGGGGCGGCGCCGCCTTCGTCGATTGCCTGATCTAGTCCCTATGGCGCAAGCCCTGCGCCTCGGGGTAAACCGAGGCCAGTGCCGCCCGACGACGAAGATGATCGCCGCGCTCGCCGCTCTAACGTGCGAGGCATGGAGCCCGTACCCCGACCGATCGCAGATCGCGCGTCGGGCCCCGTGCGGCCGCCAGGCATGGGGAGCGGTCTTCAGGAGACCGTCGACGACACGGCGATCCGGATCGCCCGCGAGGTCCGCGCCGAGGTCAAGGCCACCAAGGGATGGGTGTCCGAGCTGGCGAACCGCATCGTCACGCTCGAGAATAGCGGCAAGGCCCTTGCTGCGACGCAGATCGACAACCAGCGCAGCATCGACGAGCGGATCGGCGGGCTCGCGCGCGACATCAGCGGCATCCGCTCGGAGGCGCATGTGGTGAACGCGAAGATCGGGAAGCTCGAGACCGGGATCGAGGAACTCCTCGAAGCGAAGCGAAGCGAACAGGGCGGGCTCGTTGATCGCCTCATCGCCTCGCAGATCCAGAAGGAGGAAGCCGAGGCCGCGAAGGCGAAGCGCGAGAAAGAGGAGCGCGACGAGAAACGCAAAGACCGCCGCGCAACGTGGCAGTTCGCTCTCGTCCTCATCGGCACGATCTCAGCGGCCGCCGGCGGAATCATCGCCGCCACGAAGGGCAACCCGCCGAGCGTCGTCGTGCCGCAAGCGGTGCCGGTTCCTCTGCCCGTCCCGACCGCTCACGCGGAAACGCGCCCTCTCGCGCCGCCGTGATAAACCGGCGGTCATGCGAAACACAATGACCGCCCTGCTAGCTATCGCCCTCGTCGCCTGCACCGGATCCTCGTACGGATGCGGGTCGACCTCCTCGGACCTCGCCGCGACCGCGAAGGCCGCGGGCCGCGACTTCATCGCGTGCACGTCCGCCGATGTCGTCGATCTGGTCTCTGAGCTCACGCCACTCGCCGAGCAAGCGCTCGAGGCGGCGACGAACTCGGACCGCTCGATCGACACCGACAAGATCAAGGCGGCGACGTCGAAGGCGAAGAGCACGGCGCTCTCGTGCGCCATCTCCACGGCCTTCGCTCACGCGATCAAGCTCGCCTCGCGGCCGCGCGACCCGAACGCGCCGGCGAGCGATGATCAGACGGCGACGCCCGAGGCGCTCCAGGGCGCCTTCGCCGAGGTCTGCGCGACGATGGCGCCCGGCACGACCTTCGAGACCTCCGAGGGCAAGATCGCATGCCCGGGATGATCATCGGCGGCCGCGAGGTCCACCTCGCCGCGCTCGCCGACATCGAGATCGTGAATCGCACCGATCGCCCGTGGGCGCAGCTCGCGCCGGGCGACTACGGCACGCGGAAGACGAGCTGGATCCGCCAGATCATCGTGCACACGACGCAAGGCATGTGGCCCCAGCCGATCCTCGGCGGCCGCGGCCGCGGCGGCACCGACGAGCGGACCGCCGACTACTGGCGCAAGGATCCCGAGCACAGCGGCGCGCACCTCATCGTCGACAACGACGGATCGATCGCGTGCCTCTGCGACCTGTCGAGACACGCCGCGTACCACGCGACCGTCTCGAACGATTGGAGCATCGGGATCGAGATGCGCCAGGAGCCGAGCCCCGTCGGTCAGAGCGGCAAGGGCGGCGTGTACGAGGCCGTCATCGCATCGACGGTGCGGCTCGTGCTCGCGCTCTGTGAGCACTTCGAGATCCCGCTGCAGATTCCCGGCGTGCCGTACAAGAATGCACCGCTCGCGCGCATGCACGGCACGGGCGGCAAGGATTGCGTCGGCGTCTTCGGGCATCGCGACAACACCGAGCGGCGCGGCCGCGGCGACCCGGGCGACTACATCTTCCACGCGCTCGAGGTCGCCGGCGCCGAGCGCTTCGACTTCGATCGGAAGGTCGACCTCGAGACCTGGCGACTACGGCAGAAGACCCTCAACCGGATCATGGCTGAGGCGCCCGACGGCAAGCCGCTCGACACCGACGGCATCGCGGGCCCCGCGACCATGCGCGCGATGAAGTCGATGGGATTCCGGCACGGCCGCGAAATCCCGATCGGCTAGCAGGCCGCGATCGTTTCGCAGGCCAGCGCGCGATCGTCATCGGTGATCGCCGTGACGTCGGGCGTGTCGCTCTTGTCTTCGGGGCGCATCACGCCGCGCGCCGGCGCTTCGAGGTGCCGATCGGTATCGAGCACGACGTGCCCGACCTCGTGGGCCGCGAGCCAGTCGTAGCCGTCGCCGCCCGCCCACGCGGTCGCGAGGTCGATCCAGACGATCCGGCGCGTGGGCGACGCGAGCCCGAAGACGCCGGTCTCGATCGCGAGGTCGGGATCGTGCCGGACCTCGATCCGGATCGCGCAGTCGATGACCTGGGGCTCGGCGTGCCAGTCGAGCGGGCAATCCTCCTGCCCGTAGTCGGTCAGGCCGACCCGGAAGCCAAGCTCGTTCCAGGCCCGAGCGGCCGCGACCGTGGCATCGCTCGCGTCGCCGCGTAGCGTGACCGTGGGAGCGACGCGGGCGGGCTCGACGCATCCGGCGAGGGCCAGAGCGGAAAGCGCCGCCACGGGCACGCCAGCGCGTTTAGTAAGCGATGTCATCGATCGGGTCCCGGGGCGTGCCATCGTCGATCTCGGGCGGCACCTTGCAGTCGGGCGCGTCGTCGCCGAAGTCGTCATCACCGGGCAGGGTGCCCGACACGCGCTCGAGGTCGGCGACGGCCCACCAGCCCGCCATGAGGGGATCCCCCGGGTCGCTCTGGATCTTGACCTTCGGATCGTCGACCTCCTCGCCGAGTTCCACGATCAGGCCGTGGAAGCGGGGCTCCTCGCGGATGCGCACGCGGTCGCCGACGTCGAAGGGCACGGGCGTCTTCTCGATGCCGTCGGCCTCGGCGATCTTCGGCTCTTCGGCGTGGTCGCCGAAGCGATCCTTCACGACGTCGCCCGTGTCGGCGTCGCGCACGACGTCGGCCGAATACTGCGCCTCGGAGGTGTCGGCCGTCGTGGTCTCGACGATGCGGCCGCGCTGGTCTTTCTTGCGAGCGGCGGCCGCGTGCCCCGTCGTGCGATCGCCGAGCGTGCGCTCGCGCCGTGCAGAGTCCTCGCCTTCGAGGAAGGAGAGGATCAGCTCATCGACGAGATGGCCCATCGGTCGGCCCTCGACGGCCGCGAATGCCTTCAGGCGATCGAAGGTCTCGCCCGTGATCGAGATATCGCCTGTCGCGCGCACCTTCATCGCGCCGGGCTTCGTGGTGACTTTGATCTTCGTTTTCTTGGACGTCATACGGTTCCTGTGATGGTTAGAGAAGCTCGAGGAGCGCGACGCGCGCCTCAAAGTCAGTGGTTTGCTCCGTGAGCTCACGAAGCGGCGGCGGCCCTTCGAGATCAAGCTCGAGGAGCCGAGGATTCGAGGCCCACGCACGCGACACGACGCGGATGATCTCGAAGAGGGTCTCGACGGCGAGCGCGCGCCGGATCGCGATGACCTGCGCGGCATGGATGACGCGGATGATCCGATACAGAAGATGCGCGCCCGTGCGCCACGCTTCGCGCATGTGGGCCACGTGGACATCGAAGGGAACCCCGGGCGAGTAGTTGGCGGCCGCCGTGAGCGACGGCACCGCATGCTGCATGCGATCGCGCAGGGTCTCGATCTCGTCGTCGGTTCGGAGCTTGCCGTCGATCTGGTAGAGGGCGCGCCGAACCTGCTCAACCTCGTCGTCGGTCATCCCTTCGATGCGACGTCGCTCGCTCGCGACAGAGGCGAGAGCGTAGGAAGACGGATAGGCGGGATCGAAGCCCCACACCATATCCGGCGCCGGCATGCCTCGCGTTCGCGTCACCCACATCGACGTCTGCGACGTGGGCGATGCCGGTACGACGCGGCCTTGCGCATCTAGCGCGACCATCGTGCCGGCCTCGACGCGCGCGGCGGCCTGTCCAACGATGCGACTCGGCTGAGGCACGATCTCGTCGAGGTAGGTCCGCCGCGAGAGCACACCGCCGCGACCCGCTTGCGTGTCGGTCAGCATCGGCCGCACGGTGCCGCGGGGCTCACGCAACTCGACGAAGACCACGCGCCAGCGATGGTTGCCGAACGATCGGCCGATCAGCTCGGTCGCCTGAATGCCCATGCTCGAGAGGAGGCCGATATCGATCACCTTGCCCTTCGCGTCGTCGAAGGCGCGCTGCACGCACGCCGCGATCACGAACATCTCCTCCTCGGTGGGCTCGGCCATGACGATTACTCCGGTACCGTGACGACGCCGAGGGGCTCGTCGCCCATCGCGGCGGCGAGGATGCCCGTCGCCATCGCGCGCAGACGCACGAGCTCGTCGAGGATCTCGAGCACAAGCGACGGGTGGACCTCGAGCGACGGCATGCGATCGGGCGCGGGCGTGCGTTTGTTCCGCTTGCCCTTCGCTCGCTTGGCCTTCGTGTTGCCCGCGATGTACTCGTCGCGCGTCACGGTCGCGTAGTTCCGCAGCTCGGCAAGGAGTTCAGCATCGAGCGTGGCGCGCGCCGACAGTCGTTGATTGCGGCTCGCGTGCTTCAGGCATTCGATCGTGACCTTCGTGACTCGCTGCACCTTCGCGGCGAGCGGGCGGATCGCGTCGGGCTGCACCGCGAGAATGAAGGCGCCCTCGGCGCTATTGAAGACGCTCTCGCACACGAGATCGCCGCCGTACGCGTCGCACGCTTCGCGATCAGCCTTGATCTGCGCCTCGGTCTTGCCCTCCGTGACGGCCGTACGATCGGCGACGATCGCTTGATACGACTTGCCGGCGAGCCAACGACCCGCGGGCACCGCGTCGGCCTTCGCGGCGAGTTCGGCGAGGTAGTCGGGCAGGTAGACGAAGCGCATGCCCGGCGGCGGCGTCGGACGCGGCGCGACCTCGCCGGCGACCTCATCGCTCGCGGGGATCTCGATCTCTTCGACGATGCGAGGACCGCTCATCACTGCCCGCCCATCTTGCGAAGCTCGGCGCGCTTGAAGATCTCGCGGACCTTGCAGTTGGGATCCTTGCAGATCTTCGCGTGCGCCTCAGAGAACGCGTCGAAGAGCGCAGGGTCCGCCGACGTCGCCGAGATGACGTGCGCGCGGATCGAGGTCTCGTGACGAACCGCTTCGCATGCGCGTTGATAGGCGGGATCCATCGCCTTGATCTGGCGATCGAGGTCGGCCTCGGCGGCGAGGGCCTTCGTCATCGCCTGCAACGACTCGATCTGATCGACCGAGCACATGATGAAGCCCTCGTAGCGACCGGCCTCGAGTTCGAGGATGCCGGCGCGCAGATGAGCGACCTGCGCCTCGGCGGCCTCGAGCGCAACGCGCACGCTCTCGACGTGATCGATCATCAGCTTGCGGGCGTATTCGTTCGGGGGGATGTTGGGGATGAGAGCGGGATCAACGACGCGCACGAGCGGCCTCCTTATCGAGAGTGTTGCGGATCCAGTGCTGAAGCACGGCTCCGGGCTTGTCGACGCCGGCGGCGGCAAGCCACGCGGCGAGCTGGTCTTCGTTGTGACGAACCTGGTAGCGACCCGGGAACGGGTCGGCGGGTCGGCCCATGCGTGCGGGCGCCCGTTTCTTTTTCGTGGTCTTCATCGTGTGGCCTTTGCGTGATGGTTGCGGAGTAGCCTCTTGATGTCGGCGCGCACGTAGCGAAGCGCATGCGGATCGCTCGGCGTGCTCGCCGCGAAAAAGAAGCGGCCCGACCTCGGGTCACTGACCCGAAGGTGCCCGCCGTTCGTGGGCTCGACCTCGAGCCCGTGCTCGTCGGCAAGCTCGCGAATCGCTCGGGCATGCGACGCGCGCCGGCTCATTTCGCGCGGCCTCGCGCCAGGGCGGCGACGTGCACGTGGTGCAGCGCGAGGAGCACCGTCGCCGGATCGCCGACCTTCGGATTGTGCGCGCAGAACTCGACGAGCACGCGCCAGACGCTTTCGTGGTCGGCGTCGGGCGCCGCGATGCGGATGCCCTCGATCCGAGCGTCGATCGCAGCGATGCGCGTGATCTCGCCCATCATACGGAAGACGACGGAGAGCAGCCCGAGGGCGTCTTCGAGACCTTCGTGCGTGCCGAGGGCGACGACCTCGACGGACGCGCCGACCTGGCGCACGACCCACGCCGGCGACGTCGGGCGCGCCGAGGCTTCGACCTTCGCGAAGGGCGCGGTCATCGCGGCACCTCGTGATCGGTGCAGATCTCGATGTTGCGGGCGGCGTCATCCGTGCGCGTGCACTGCATGCCGTCGAAGGTGCAGAGTCCGGCGGCCGTGCAGAGCAGCGGATCGTCGGGCTCGGCGCCGAGGTCTTCGCACGGAGGGATCGAGGGCGAGTCATCGGCATCCGTGCAGCCGATGAGCGCGAGAACGATGAAGAGAGACCGGATCACAGAATTGCCTCCATGGCGTCGTTGCCGAAGAAACCGACGACGCAAAGCGCCGCCATACCGATCGGCCCGCGGACCTCGACCCACGCCGAGAACCGGCCTTGCTCGATGTCGTTGAACCGGATCCTTGCTTCGTTGTCGTGGTCTGAGTCGTTGTCGGCGAGCACGTCGTAGACATGCGCGAGACACGCCGCCGACTGGCCCGACTCGAGGAGCGTCGCCTTCCGTTCGTTCGCGATCGGCGCATTCGCGCGGAAGGTCGCCCGAACAATCTCGACGCCGCTGGTGAGGCGCTCGATGCGCACGGTCGCGGTCATCTTCACGCCCACGATGTCGGCCTCGAGGATCCACGACGCGATCGGCGCATCGATCGGCGTCTCCGTGATCAGCCAGGTCGACATGGTTACGCGACCTCCGTGCGAGTGACGTTCTCGATCTCGACGAGGAGGCGGATCGCGTCGAGCGGCGAGAGGTCCTCGAGTTCGGCGTGCTCGTCGTCGGCTAGCTTCCACATGTGGCGATTGTCCTCGTCGTCGATGCCGAGCGCGATGCCGGCGAGGGCGCCCACGAACGCCTCCGCCGCGTGCGCGAAGATCTGGCGCAGGGCGACGCCATCGTAGTCTTCGACCGTCGCGAGCTTGACCGCCGGCGGGCAGCACGTGTTGCCCTCGAGATACCCGCCGCACACGTCACACGTGTCGAGCTTGATCGTCGGGATGAGCTGGCGGGTCTTCGCGTTCGGCGTCGTGTTGTTCGTCATGAGGAAGACTATGGGGGATTCTGTTTCGTTGCGCAACAGAAAGTCAGCACGCAAAACGCGCCCGCTGCTAACGTTGCGTTACGCAACAGAAAGTATCACCCGAAATCGTCAGATCCCGAGGCGTCCGAGGAGCACGGCGAGGGCGTAGGCGGCGGCGTGGGGCACGACTCCATTGCCGAGGGCGTGCAACTCGTCGGCATATCCGACGGGCCGACCGTGCTGATCCAGCCCTTCGGAAGCCCCATCATCCACTCCACGAATCGCGGATTGAGGAGCGCGGGACCATTGCCAGTGCTCACGTCCGAGCTTGTCGATGGCGTCGCATTCCTCGAGCGCACGATCGCCTCGTGCAGCGTCGGGCCCTGACTCCGCGGCCGCTCGCTCTGACCGAGCGATCGCCGAGCGTCCGACGCGAGCGGCGTCGGCAACATCCCGCGCGCCGCCATCGCTTGCAGGCTCAACGTGCCCGCGCTTGGACGCTCGAACTCGCCGCCGACTCCGTTGATCCCGTTCTGACTCGACCCGTATTGAGAGGCCGTCGGCGTCGGCAATGAGCATGAAGAAACGATCTCGGACGTGCGGGGCGCCGACGGCTCCCGCCGGGACACAATCCCATTCCGCAGCGAGCCCGCACGCGCCCACGTCCCGGAGGATTTCCTCGAACGCTCCGCCACGATTAACGGAGAGGAGTCCGGGCACGTTCTCGAGGAAGAGGGCGACGGCGCCGCTCTCGCGGAAGATGCGGAAGACGTGAGGCCAGAGCCATCGATCGTCATCGACTCCGCGCCGCTTGCCGGCGACGCTTGCCCCTTGGCAGGGGAAACCGGCAACGACGAGATCCACGCGGCCGCGATAGAGCCCGCCGTCGAAGGTCTCGAGATCGTCCCATACAGGAGCCGGATCCAGGGCACCTTGCGCCATTCGAGCGACGAGGACGCTCGCCGCGTGGGCTTGTCGTTCAACAAAACCCACACACTGAAGACCGGGCAGAACCATCCGGGCTCCGAGATCGAGACCTCCGTACCCGGCGCAGAGTGAGAGTGATCGCCGCAACCGGGAACGTGTAGCCACATCGGTCTCCTATTCCTTCAGTTGCTTCGGCACGTGCGGGCGCACGCTCTCGCTCCGCTTGATCTCGATGGCGCCGGCGCGCGCGAGGTCGGCCTCGAGGATGTCGAGAACCCCGTCGCCTTTCTTCGTCGAGATCTTTTCCTTCGGTCCGCGGAAGCGGCCCACGCTCTTCGCGAGGCGCCCGAGCGTGATCTTCCGCTCCGTGCAGTCGACGAGGAACTTCTGCGCGCGCTCGCCGTAGCGCGCCTTCAGGAGCGGGATCGCTTTCTCCGTGTCGAGCGCGCGAGTCTCGGTCAGCACGCGCCCGAGGATCTGACCGTCAGGCAACTCGAGCGCTTCGTGGAAGGCCATGCCCGCGATCTCATCCTTCAACGCGTTCGCGAGCTTGATCACGCGCTCGGCGAAGATCCACGCTTCCGCCGCGCGCTCGCGCGAGACCGGCGATTGTTCGAGCGCCGGCGTCTCTCGCGCCTCGCCTTTGCTCACGAGCTCAGGCAACGACGCGAGGAGCCCGAGCTTCGCGCGACACGCTTTCATCGCAGGGCAGTAGGCGCAATGAAGCCCCTCGACGACGGCCAGATCGCGACCGTCGATCTCGCGAGCGATGACCCGGCGATCCATCTCCGTCGCGTCACGCATCGACGCGCAGAACGAATCCGCGAAGGTCTCGAGGTCCCACTCATCGACGACACGGCGCGACGGAAACGACTCGCCGTGATCGTTCAAGTAGTACAGCTCGAGGCGCACGCGATCGAGGCCGTGCACGAGGTACGCGCAGAGCCCGCCGAGGAGCGTCTGCGCGAACTTGTCGGGCGCGGGATACTTCGTGTGCCCGGTCTTGTAGTCGCCGATCAGGCCATCCTTCACGCCCTGGCGCTCGGTCACGCCGAAGATGTCGACGGTGAGCGCGATCTCGGTCGCGCGCATCGGCTCCTGCCCGGTCTCGCGAAGATGCTCGGAGTAACGGCGCTCGATGTTCCGACCGATCTCGCGAGCGGTGCGCGCTTGCCAGTCGAAGAGGAACGCGACCTCCGTCGCCGTGTGGATCGGTAGCTCGTCGAGGTCCAACATCTCGCACATCGGCCGCACCTCGTCGGGCACGTCCGCCAGGGCCTTGCCCTTGTCGATCTTCGCCATCTCGAGATAGCGGTGCACATGCTTGCCGCGTGGCGCGCGCGGATGCTCGTCGCCCTGCGCGACCTGGGGCAACACCGCCGACGCGGGACACTTCCACACGCGGTGCGCGCGTGACCCGGTTACGCGGATCATCGCTTCACTCCGTCGCCTGGGATCGGCATCTTCACGGGCTCCGACGGAGAGCGAAGCCCGAGGCCCTTCATGATGTCCTCGGCGTCTTCGCTGGCGATGCGCTCGTGCACCGCGCGATCGCGCTCGGAGTCGTGCACGACGGTGGGCTTCGCGTCGGGATCGATCTGCGCCATCTGCGACGTGAGGAAATCGCTACCGGCCTTGATCATCGCCTCGCCGCAACCCTTCAGCATGAGCCCGAGGTCCGGCGGAAGCGCCTCGCCGCGCGTGCGAAGAGAGAAGTCGACATAGATGCCGCGACCCTCCTGAAAATGGAACGTCATCACGAACGCGGCGAGCACGCCCTCGATCGGCAGCAACGCTTCCGCTGCACCGCGCGCGAGGCCCTGCACCTTGCGAGGCGCCGCCATCTAGAGGCCAAGCTCCGAGGCGCGGGCCGCGGCGATCTCGCGCATGCGCGGCGCGACCGAGTTCATCGCCTGCCCGACCTTCGAGAGCGGAACCCATTTGGCGCGCTCGTGCGGGTAGGTCGCGCGGCTCGCATTCTTCATAGCGGTCTCGAAGCGCGCGAGATTCGCCTGCGCGTCGATGTTCGGATCGAAGTCGAGGCCCGCGGGCGCCGCATCCTCACCGAAGTCGTCGCCGCTCGAGGAAGAGGGCTCGGCGCTCGACGAAGACGGCGCGGCTTGCGAGGTACCCGTCGTGTCCGGTCCGCTCGTGGAGCCCGTCGAGTTCGGCGATGATTCCGTCGAAGTATTCGACGCTGAGGTGTTCGTCGCCGTAGCGTCGGCGGCCTTTCCCTCCGCGACCTTCGCGTCGGCGATCGTCTTCGCAGCGTCGCCGGCCTTCGCGAGCGCCTCGGCGGTCTCCTTCGACGCGGCGGGATTCAGGTTGCTCGTGGGCTCCTTCGTCTCTGTCGCCTGCGCGTCGATCGGCTTCGCCTTGTCGGCGGCCTTCGAGCCCTTCGCCTTCGCGGGCGCAGGAATCGGATCGGCCTTGATCTCCGTGACCGGAGCGACGAAGGCCGTGAGCTCACGATCGTTTAGGTCATCGCGATCGAGGAGTTCCTCGACGGTCGGCATGCCCATCGCGACCTCGGGCACGACGTCATCGCAGAGATCCTTTTTGCAGCGCGCCGAGAGCATGCGGTGCGGGTACTTCTTCCAGTTGTCTTTCCCCGTGAGCCCCGCGGCCTGCGCCATCTGGATCGTCCACGTGCGCACGACCTCCGACCCGCCCTTGCGCTTGATCTTCCACGTCGCGCGCTCGGCGGTTTGCTCGACGGGCTCGAGGTAGTCGATGAGGCCCGAGCGTTGCGCGAGCGCCGTGAGCGCCTTCGCGGTCAGGCCGACGCGGCCCTCGATGACGTCGAAGAAGCGGAAGCTCGCCATGGGCGAGATCCCGAGTTCGGCGCCCGCCATGATCGTCAGCGCGACGTCGGCCGGGCTCCCGCGCAGCTTCGCGGGGATGAGCGCAGAGGTCGCGAGCGCCGTCGCCATCTGTTGCACCTCAAGAAAGGTGCGCGGCACGATCGAGACGGGCTGACCTTCGCCGATGCGGTCGCGGACCGCGGCTTCAGAGGTCGGACGGATAGCGAGAGCGTTGCCGGGATCATTCGTAGTCGTCACGTGTGTTGCCTTTGCGAAGAGTTGCCGCGCACGTGTCACGAGTTGACGCGGGCGCTCGAGTTCAATTACTACAGGAGCGGTATGACGCGAAAGACCTCAGCGAAGTCGAAGCGCCGCACGGCGATCCCGATTGCACCGCCGGCGCCGAAACAGCGAGAGATCCTCTCGCCGATGGAAGCGTGGTACGTGGAGTGTCTGCGACGACTTGCCGCACATCTGAAGCGGCCGCCGTCGATGCCCGAGATGAGCGCCTACTGCAAGCGCGCCGTGAATCCGGTCTATACGTCGCTCCTGCGCGCCGAGGCGAAGGGCCACGTGCGACGCGTCATCCGCGAGGGCAAGCGCCGGTTCGTTGCGTGCGAGGCACAAACGTGATCAGCAAAGAAGCCGTCCTCGATGCTCTGCGCGCCGAGGACGTCGCCGCCCACTACGACATCCGCGGGCCCTGGCGAGGCCGTTGGATGCGCGCGAAGCGATGCGGCGCGACCGATCACGGCACCGATGCCTTCGGCCTGTCGCGTGACGGCAAATGGCATTGCTGGGCATGTGACACCGGCGGCGACCTGATCAAGCTCGTCGCGATCGCCGAGGGCCTCGACGTGCGCGCCGACTTCCGCAAGGCGCTCGAGATCGCCGCGGGCATCGCCGGCGTCGAAGACGATGACGACTTCGGCGGCGGGAAGCCCGCGAAGAAAGAGCGGCCGCCGGCGCCCGTGCTTCCGTCGCTCGCCGAGCGCGTCGCCGCCGCAAAAAAGCGCGGCGCGTGGGTGTGGGAGCGCCTCATGCCGTTCGGTCGCATGGGCCAGGCGTATCTGCGTTCGCGATCGCTCGTCGATGTCTGGACGATGGAAGACATGCGCGAGACTCCGATGCGCGTGACGCCCGAGGAGCGCGCCGCGAAGCCCGACCTCGAGCGCCTCGCGAAGATGACCGCGAGCGTGGGCGTCGCCGTTCCCGTGCGCGCGGTCGCCGACGGCGCGATCGTCGACATCCGCATCCGTCGCATCGAGCCCCGCGAGGATCAACCGAAGGTGATCGGAATGCTCGGCGGCGTCGTGAGCGAAGGCCCTGAGCTCGTGGGCTGCTACGGGCATCCGCACGACATCCGCACCGAGCACATCGTGATCGTCGAGGGCCTCGCCGACTACCTCACGGCGCTCATGCTCTGGCCTCGATCCGACGTGCTCGGCGCAACGCACGCGGGCACGTTGCCGCTCGTCGCACGACACGCGGCGGTGCAGCTCGGCGCACGCGGCGGCGGCACCGTCACGATCGTCGCGCAGGCCGACAACATGGCGAGCGATGCGACCTGGAAGACGCTTCCAGAGAAAGACCGCGGCGCCGGCGATCGCTCTGTCGATGAGGCGTCGAAAAACGTGATGGCGATCCTCGGCTCGGGCGCGTGCTCGTGGGTGGAGTGCCGCCCGTACAAGGATCTCAACGACATGGTGCAGGCGGGCGCGAAGATCGAGATCGCGCAGACGCCGGCGGCGACCGACGACGGTGACTTCGGATGAGCGTGCGCATCGACGAAGACTTCGGCGGCGAGTCATGGGCCGCGTTCTCAAGCGATGACGTCTATCGCTACATGCTCGCGCGCCGATGGGATGACGCTCTCCCGTGGCTCGTCGTGTGCGGCCTGAATCCCTCGACGGCCGACGCGTTCAAAGACGACCACACGATCCGCCGCGAGATCGGCTTCGCGCGCCGCTGGAAATGCGGCGGGCTCTACAAGGTCAACGCGTACGCGTACCGCTCGACGGATCCCGACGTGCTCGAGGGCGTGAGCGATCCCGTGGGCGCGCACACCGACACCTTCATCCGTCGCGCCGCTCGGCTCGTGCAGGACGGCGCCGGCGTCTTCCTCGTCGCGTGGGGCGCGAACATTCAGCGGGAGCGGGAGCGCGAACTCGCAACGCTCCTGACCGGCGTGCCGTTGCAGTGCCTCGGGCGCAACCTCGACGGCTCGCCGAAGCATCCGCTCTATCTGCCGTACACGACTCCGCTAGCACCGTGGGAGATCCTCGATTGACCGACGACGACTTCGGCGGGCCCGCAGAAGCGACCGCCATCGATCCCGACAACGTGATCCCGTTCCCGTCGCCGGCGGGCGTGATCCCGTTCAATCGCATGCGCGCGGCGCCCGCCGTGATCGAAGCGTGGGAGACCGCGACGCAGCGAGCGAACGATCGCAATCGCACGGGCTACCGCTTCGACTCGCCGCTCGATGCCGTGAAGGAGATGGAGCGCAAGCGCAAGCTCCCGCCGCTTCCGATGCCGCCCGGATGGGTCGACCTCGCGACGCGGTGCAAGACCTACCCGGGCGAGATGATCGGAATCAGCGGCCCGACGGGCGGCGGCAAGACATCGTTCGCGATCGAGATGGCGCGCGCCGCCATCGGCCAGGGCACGCCCGTGCTGTGGGACCCGCTCGAACTCGACGGGCCGCAACTCAACCTCCGGATCGCCGCGAACGTGAGCGGCACGCACATGGGCAAGATCCGCGACGATTGGTCACAAGAGCAGATCGAGCGCGCGCTCATGTCGGTCACGGATCGATGGCGCTACGTGCCGCGCGTGCGTGGCTACGAGCTTCAGGTCGCCGCGACGCGGGCCGCGGTGCAGATCGCTCGCGAGATCTATCGGCGGCCTCCGCTCTTCGTCGTCGATTACATCGGCAAGATCGCGCGCGGGTCGGGCAAAGACACGCGCGGCGAGCTGGCGGATGCGATCGAAGCCTTCCGCGAGATGACGATCGAGGAAGACTGTTACGGGATCCTGCTCTCGCAGACCTCGCGCGGAAACAACGCGGTGCTCACCGGCAAGGTCGACCTCGAGAGCGCCGCGGATGCGATCGGCGTGAGCGCAGAGACGGGCGAACTCGAGCACGCGTGCGCCACGATGATCGGTCTCAACGTCTTCAAAGCCGACGATGCGCCCGTCCTCGACTCGCACGTGCTCGTGACGAAGGCCCGCAACACCGGGCGCGAGGGCCGCGTGGGCTTCACGTTCACGAAGGCGGGCGGGCAGTGGAAGGAACTCGATCACCTTCCGGCGACGCCGAATGAAGTGACGAAGGAACTCACGCGCCAGAGCAAAGACAGCAAGCGCATCGACAAGCCGACGGCACGGAGCGCGCGCATCGAGCTGAACACCGCCTCCTCGAACAACGCGAGCATGGAGCGATCGCGCGTCATCCGCAAAGCCCTCGAGCGCGTGGGGCACCTCGGCATGGGCGGCGGCGAGATCCGCAAGCTCAAAGGATGCGGCACGCCGAAGAGCACCGACACAACTCTCGAGGAGATGCGCATGCGCGGCGAGGTCGAAGCGTTCGGCCGCGGCCGCTGGCGTCTCATCACGCAAACCACGATCAGAACGGAGAGCGACGATGACTAACGTGCAGATCTGCCCCTCGTGCGCGAAGGGCGACCACTCCCAACACCAGCCATGGTTCGGCGGCATCTGTATCGGATGCCCGTGCGACTTCCGACCGGGCGAAGCACCGACGGCCGAGCGCGAAGAGACCGACGATGAAGCGCAGGAGCGGATCGAGAACGAAGCGGACCGCTCGATTTGGGATCTCGTCGAGAGCATCACGCCGACGCGATGGCCGCCGACTCTCGAACTCGCGCACCTAAATCTCCTCGAGTTGGCCGCTGAGCTCACGCGCTGGAAGCGACTGATCGAGACCGCCGAGGCGTATGCCGTCGGCACCTCGAACGCCTACAAGCTCTCTGAGGTCGCGCTCGATTGCGCGCATCGCGGCCGATGAAGCGCTTCGAGCTACGCGCCGGCGATTCGCTGCACCTTCTGCGAACCGTCGAGGACAACTCCGTCGACATGCTCCTCAGCGATCCGCCCTACTCGTCGGGCGGCTTCACGCGCGGCGATCGCACGCGTGTCGTCTCTGCGAAGTACCAACAGAGCGGAAGTGAGGCCGACTATCCCGAGTTCTACGGCGACAACCGCGACCAGCGCGGCTTCCTCGCGTGGGCGTCGCTCTGGCTTGCCGATGCGTGGCGCGCCGTGAAGGATGGCGGCACGTTCGCGATCGCGTCTGACTGGCGCATGCTGCCGACGATGACCGACGCGGTGCAGGCCGGGGGCTTCGTGTGGCGTGGGATCGTGCCCTGGCACAAGCCCGCATGTCGTCCGCAGCTCGGACGCTTCGCGGCCGCGTGCGAATATTGGATCTGGGGCTCGAAGGGCCCGCTCGCCGTCGAGCGCGACGTGCCCGCCTTGCCCGGCCTCATCACGTGCAACACGGTGCCGGGCTCCGAGCGCGAGCACGTGACGGAGAAACCCGAGGAGGTCATGCAGAAGCTCGCGCGGTTCTGCGCGCCAGGTGGGCTCATCCTCGACCCGTTCCTCGGTAGCGGCACGACGGGCGTCGCGGCGCTCATGGAAGGTCGGCGCTTCCTCGGCTTCGAGCTGGCGGGCCCATACTTCGACATCGCTCGGCGACGGCTCGAGGAGTACGAAGCGCTCGGCGCGCGTGGGAGCGCGAAGATCGGGCAGGGCTCGCTCTTCGCTGCGACAGAAGACCGCACGCACGCGGCCGACGACTTCGGCTAGCTTCGCATCGTCACGAGCGACCGACGGAGTTACAGAATTCGCGTTCGCCGTCGGATCCACTAGTCCCGGAATGCTCGTGACAACGGAAGCCTCGCAATGGTGCGGGGCTTTCGTCTTTTCGGAGCTACTCCGTGGGCGTCGGCGTCGGCGTCGGTTCGATCGGCGTCTTCGGCACGCGACGAATCGTGATCTCGTAGTCGCCGCCGATCTCAACGATCGCAGCGGCCGCACGAAAGAAGCTCGCGAGCGATGACCCGTCGGCGCCGATGACGCGCAACGTGGTCTCGGTCTCGAGCGGCTTCACTTCCTTCGTGGGCCGATCGCTCATCGCGATCTGCAGCGCAGGTTGCCCGCGCTCACGCTCGACGGCATCGAGTTCCTCGGGCGACGGCCAATCGCCGATCGTGGACATGAGAAAGAGCCTACTAGGGTCGCGACGTGTGCGGGATGGTCGCCTCGCTCTCGTGTGCCCGACGTACACGAGGAGAGACTGTCAGCGGCCCGTTCGGCTGATCGCGTATTGAACTCCTGCGCGCGAACCGTCAAGCCCGATCAACCGAAGTCGTCGTCGAGCGCCGTGCGATCGATCGTCGCACCTTCGCTCTCCACAGGTTCCTCACCGGCTGTGGATTCTTCGGCGAGGACGGCCGCGCGATGCGCTCTCGACTCGCGCCACGCATCGGCATCGTCGGCAACGCGCGCGGGATAGGTCTCATCGTCGAGCCAGTTGTACGGGTGAGCGCGCTCGAGGGTCGCGAGCGTTGCGGGCTCGAGGCCCTTGCGCCATCCGTCGGCGCGAAGCCATCGCGCGAACTCGGCGCGAGCATCGTCATCAACCTCGAGCGCGTGCGAGGTCTCGACGGCACGCGCGATCTCTTCGACGGTGCGGCTCGTCGCCTGTTGACGCTCGCCAACCTCGACGATGTAGTCGAGTTCCGTTAGGCCGTTCCAGGCAACGACGATCGCCTCCCAGTCGGCATCGTTGAGACAAAGCGCGTACCAGAGCGAGCGAAGCCGCGGAAGCCGAACCGAGCGGCGCGGCGACCGGATCAGATTCTTCCACGTGTTGAGCGCGACCTGCGCGCGCTTCGCGAGGGTCTCCTCCGCGATGCCTACGTCCTGCCGGTAGGAGTCGAGGAGGTCGCCGAGCGGGCTGAATGGGACCTTGCGGGCTCTCTTGCGTGCACCTTTAGCCATTACGGCCATACGTAGCCCATTGCTCTACGTAGGGTCAACACAGAGCCCATCTGTGGGGCATCTGTGGGCCCATCAACATGCCCCCACATATGAGCCACACAGGACACAGCATCGAGCCCATCTGTGGGCCCATGTGGGGGCGTCCTGACCCCCTCCGTAGGAGTGGGGTCAAGGAACGGTGGCCTTGCCCCCTCACCACACATGGAGCCCGACAGAAGGTCTCTACGATGCCCCGCACGTGTGGGCCCTATGGATAGACCCCACACATAGGGGAATGAGCTAAGTAGCTGTATGATGGTTAAGTGTGTGAAAGCATTGGTTACGAGGAATCACATACTTAGCGCGTTTTGAAAAGCCGAATGCTTACAATATCTTAGCCACCCCCTATGACAGCCATGGG